AAACTAGATTCTTTAAAAACTATGTAAACAAAAAGAAAGTCTCCCGTGAGAAGTTCTTTGAGTTGATGAATGAATATGGAAATGACCCTGACCAAAAGATGATCGTGTTTCATTACTCTATTCTCAGTGAGGGTATCAATGTTCATGGATTGACGCATTGCATTATGCTTCGCAATCTGCCGTGGATCGAAATGTGCCAAACTATTGGTCGAGTTGTGCGTATGCACCGTGATGATCGTAAAGCAATTCAAGAAGGTAAGATTGCAGCAGGTAGTTATCAGTTCTACAAGAAATCCTTTGGTAAGATTGTTGTTCCTGTTAACAATAACTATGGTGATAAAATTGCCAATCAACTCCAGAATGTTGTTAATGCTGTCTTCGTGAAAGGGGAACTCTCTGCTACATAATTTACAAATCACTTGAGACTACTGTGAGACTGTGCCAGTTGTATAGGTGGCACAGTAAAGCACCGCAGGGGCAGCAGATGCCCTATAATACAGAGACACAAGCAAAGGAGACTATGCAAACCACTCTCATTCCTAATTTTACTTATGATGAGGAAAGTGATCTTCTTGCTGCTGCAAAACAATATAAATTAAGATATGCGGTACAAAAAACGTCAAAGAATAAAAATATCAATAAGGCGAGTGGTGATCAGCAGGCCGATTCCACTTGGACGGTTTTAGAAAACCTCGCCAGTGATGCCAAGTTCCTTCTATTCGAATCTGACGGGATTCTATTCTTTGTATCACAACATAGGCTGATAGGGAAATGGGGGGCAAGCCAAGTAAGTCTTGACTATGTTGATCCACAGACAAATAAATCGTCGATTTTACCATTCAACGTAATTCCACTCGAGTGGCCCCCGGGGATAACTAACTCTGATCCTGATATTCGTAAAATATTTGAACCAACAAGAGGTGCTTTTCAACTATACCAATGCCCCCAGTTGCGCCAATCAGAAGATGATCCCCTTGCCGCTGATGGGAGTGCACAAATAGACTTCATTTCTGGATCGGCACTTCGTCCAGGAATGACAGTTCTACTATTTGGTATACCAATGTTTGATAATAGGCCATTCCTGATCACCGAAGTTTCGTTTGACCAGCTGACAAGAGAACCAGTAAGTATTTCATTTGCCAGCCCAGAGCGCGAGGATGGGAAAATTATCCCCTATAAGGTTGGAGAAATAGGACCGTCTTCTCTAATATAAATTTGAACAAAAATGACCGTCTATGTGATAATTACCCAAAACAAATAGTCCTGGTATTATATATTTTGACATTTACCGAGGAGTAGGTATCTATATGCCTGATATGCGTCAAGTATCTACGAGCAAAGGCTCCCAGCACCCCACAAAGCCAAATGAAACATATGTTGGCAGGATACGGAATGTAAATTCAAATGGAACAGTTGACGTGACCGTCCCCAAGCTGAATATTGTTATATCAAATTGCAAAATTATGTCAGGCGTGTTTGCTCCAGAGAAAAATGATAAGGTTATTTGCGGTTTTCTCGATGGCCAGCAAAGGGAAATGGCAGTATTTGGTACATATGGCCATAATGGCGGTATAGACTCGTCCATAATTCTGGCTTCGCAAATTTTTTCCTAGGACAGATTATGACCACCTACTCAAAACATCATCTATCTGGTTCATCTGGCGGCACAGCAATCAAGGTGGCGGCAACAGCGACACCAGGAACGCTCATACATTCAACCGAAACATCATCAGATATTGTTGATGAAATTTGGCTATACGCATACAATTCACACACCGGATCGATTGAGCTCACTATTGAATTTGGCGGAACAACGTCACCCGATAATCACATTAAAGCGTCAATCCCAAGTAAGACTGGTTTGTCGCTGATATCCCCAGGGCTTATTTTGTCTGGAACTGGCAGTGCCACACGGTCTGTGAGGGCTTTTGCAGGAACTGGAAATCTAATTACAATAACTGGCTTTGTGAATAGGATTGAATAATGTCTAATAGAAATCCATTATTCAGCAATCCTCTCTACATAGATGGCTCCAGGATACTTGAAGGAACAATACCGGCATCAGCAGTCAGCGGCGCTTATCCGAATGTCACCTCACTGGGGACCCTCACCCAGCTGGTCATTAGTGGTGACTTGACGGTAGACACCAATACGCTTTATGTAGATGCGACAAATAATCGAGTTGGGATTGGTACGGCGTCTCCAGCGCACCCCCTTGATGTTATCGGTCGTGTAGAAACACGTGCCGCAGCAACGCAGGATGGCATTGCGATTGCTGGCCGTGCTGGTGGAACATCATCCTATACGGTAACAATGACTCCAGCAACATTAAGTGCAAATAGAACTCTTACACTTCCAAATACAACAGGCACAGTGGTCACAACTGGCGATACCGGAACCGTGACCAGCACAATGATTCTTGATGGAACAATTGTCAATGGGGATATTAGTTCTTCCGCTGCAATTGCTGATACAAAACTCGCAACAATTTCAACAGCGTCTAAGGTCTCAAACTCTGCAACAACCGCCACCTCTTCTAATACGGCAAGCGCAATTGTTGCACGAGATGCCTCCGGAAACTTTACTGCTGGAACTATTACGGCATCATTGAGCGGAACCGCAACGAAGGCGAGCACGCTTGCTCAAAATGGTGGTAGCGGAACCGGAATGACGTTTTATTGGTCCGGACAAGGGGGACAACCAAACTGGCTATGGGGAGGGAATGATGGAACAAACCACTACGTCTACAGTCCAAGTAACTTCAGCGTAAGTTCTGCTGGCTCGTCAAATGCAACAACCTTTACTGGCACCTATGTCCGAATGAATGGAAATGGCGATGCCGACGCGCATACCGAGCAGGGACTTCAATCTGGCATTGGAGGCAATGGTGCCGGTGTGGCAATGTGGGCAAGCGGTGTTGCGCCACAATTAAGAGTTGGTGCAGGAAATAACACAATATATTTACGCAATGCAATTGATTCGGCATATGTGACGATTGAAGGATATGTTACTAACGTTTCATCAATTCACCTCAAACAGGATATTGAGGATTTTCCTAAAATTATAAAATCTGTTGGGGCAGCAGTAAATGAATTGGAACTTGATACTGGCTTAGACATTGTGAGGAGGCTGCGACCAGTTACTTACAGGTGGAAGGAGGATGAACATTTCTATCAACTTCCCGAAAATCCAAGAAGAGCGCTTGCTCTTGCTCGTCTCAATAAATTGCGCAAAGAGAATGGACTAGAGCCATATAAGTCTGATGAATTGAGACATGACTGTGCTCGTGATAATTGCGCGGGTACGGCAGAAAATCCATGCCAATGGACAAAAAACTGGGAAATTGGAAACTTAGGATTCATCTCACAGGAAGTGGGAGAGGTTGTGCCTGGGGCCGCGATTATTGGGGAAAATGATGAATTTACTGGGTTGGACAGCATTGCGATGGTCGCTGTTACCGTTGCTGCCATTAAGGAAATGGATGCTACGATTACGCTTCTAAAACAACGGATAGAGACACTGGAGAACAAATGAGCGACATGCAGATTGACGTCAACAAGATTATCGAATCGTTGACCAATCAGGTAGCAATACAGGCGCAGCGGATTGCGGTACTGGAGGCAACAGTGTATTCACTAAAATTGGCACTTTCCAATAAGGCGGATACGACTCCAGAAAGCAAAGAGTAAAGTATCATATTGGTAGTGAACTCCCTTATGTTGGTTGGTGCCTATGGACTCGTTGAAATTTCCACTTGAATTTGACATCAGTGGATTAAAAAAATTGCAAGATGGTAGCGACGACTACTACAAGCAAATGCTCAGCATTTCCGCACTTACGGAACCAAATGTGTTAAGGATTACTCCCGATTTTGGTGTATATGATCCAACCTTCAATATGGCAGATCGTGGGCAGTTCATAATCAATGCATCTAGATACGTTCCAGAAATTCAAATATTGCAGGTTGAGAATAATATTGATGCACAAGGAGATAGTACAATTTCTTTCTCATTTAGGAGAAGAAGCTAATGGCAGCAGATTTTAGTCCATATGTTGACCTCACGATCTATGACGTCCAACCAGTTGACATCTACCTTGGGGCAATAGAGCTGGCGCGTAGGACTCTTCCGGAGTTCACTCTGCGTCAAGGCACTCCGGAAGATGCCCTATTCCAGGCATTTGCCTACATGTCCGCCCTATCTGTTGGTTCAATCAATAGATTGCCCCCACGGCTGATGGAGGGCCTAGTCAAGATGATCGGCATGGATCGGCGTTTTGGCACTAGGGCGCGAGTTGTTGTTGATATGACTGCACGCGATAATGATGATGAAACATTCATTCCATCTGGCACGGTATTTGGTTACGTAGAGACAATTGGCGGAATTTCAACCCAGTACACGTTTCAGCTTGCTGAAGATGTAACCATTCCCGAACATGTCAGCACCCCACAAACAGAGCAAGTTGTTTTGTATTCGCAGAATGTTGGAATACACCCAGTTCTTACGGCTGGCGATGTTCTAACTCCATTGAGCGTAGTTAGTGATCTTGGTTCAGTTGTTGTCGCATCATCAATAACTATTCCTGACCCGCCCGATGACACTTATCCATTTGTTAATGGTGTCGAACCAGAGTCGGATATTGCATATCTCAGTAGGGCACGCACATTTATGGCCTCTTTAAATGAGACGCTAGTGACAGCCAAGCAGGTGCAATCTTATATTCTTGCAAATTATGACAGTGTTGGACGTTGCCTTGTTCTTGACCTAACGAAATATGATGATACTGGTTCTGGTGGGTCAACGCGCATTGGTGGAACAAATGATACTGGGTATATAACTATATATGCGTACGGAAATAAACAGCTGTTGCCGAGTGCTGAAAAAACATCGATTGTTGCCGATGTAACAAATAAATCTATTGCTGGCATATCTGTTGGTATTGATGATTTTCATGAGCTAAGTGTTGATATTGAAATAGATATCATTTACGATAATTCATTTGATGAAACAGCATTAAAAATACTCCTGAGAGAATTCATCTTTAATGCCATCAGTCGTGAGAATTTCCCACTAGCAGAACAACATCTCCGTAAGTCTCTTGTTGCAACTGTTGCATCATCACTCGATGGAGTTCTATCTGTTGGTCGAATTGAATTTGTTGACTACACGGATGGATATTCATTAGATACCAACGGTGATTTGGAATTCATTCATAAGGCCACGCTTCCAATTGTTGGCAAGGCAGCAAAAAGTGTCCGTCTAGCAACAACTACAGCATTAACATTTTCTCCTACTTATAGCAATGGAACGAATGGCGTTGGAGCAACACTAACTGCGGCGAGCAATGGAATTCTGGCGATAGATGGGGTGAATGCTGTTCTGCATGACAGGATACTCGTAAAAGATCAAGCAAATGCAAAACATAATGGAATTTACAAAGTAACAACTGCTGGTACAGTTAGTGTCCCATACGTATTAACTAGAGCAACGGACTATGATGATGAAATCAATTTTGTCATTGATAGGGCTATCCTGGTGAGCGAAGGCGACGATAATGCGGGCCTTGTATTTGCGGTATCGGAAATAGACGGAGAGACAATTGGCGTCGATCTTGAGCCAACATATGCGGACATAACATCCACTTATTCTGCTTCAAATAATGGCTTTAATGGCGCAATAATGATTAATGCTACTGGTCGGACAGTATAGAAATGAGCAGGACACCGAACCTTCTTTCCATATATCAATCACTTTCTGCACTTGACGAAAGTGATGTTCTTGTCCCTGTTGACAATTACCCAACTGATTGGACAATAGACAATGGGACAATTGCGGTTTCTGCTTTGGAAAAAAAATACCTTACGCACTACACACTTCTTATTAGACCGACAAACACGACAGACCCAGTAGTTCTCAGATTGAACGATGTTGAAATTACTGACATATTCAATTCTCATACAATTTTATTTCATGCTCTCGTAAAATCATTAACAGACAGAGTCTCTGTTGTGAGCTCAATATTTAGATCAGGTGGTAATGAATCCACCTATCAAGGTGCTACGACGATAACAGATATTAATGTATATGGGGTTACGCGGAGTGCTGAATTTACTTCACCAGAAGTTGAGGGTCGTAGCACTGACTCGGTTTCAATGGCGGTACGTATTTCTGGACATAATGGGAATACATTGCATATGACATATCCATGCTTAATAAATATTTACGGATGGAGTGCAAATAACTTTGTACAAAATGGTCGCGCGCAATATATTCCACACTTCTATTGGGATATTGATCAACAGCAAGATCCTGAATACACATTTTATAAACTTTTCGATGTGCTTACATATGCGGCAGATCAGTCTCTTGTAAAATATAGGGACATATTTCAGTACTCACTTCCCGAGTTGCCAGTAGTAGCGGACGGCTTGGAGGATTGGGCAAACAGCACATTAGTTAATCCACTTCATGTAACTGAAGAAAACCTTCCTTGGTTGGGACAATTTTCTGGAAATAAAATAACAAATCAGCTCCTAGTAAATAATATCGACATAGATTTATTTAGGTATTGGCAGCTATCAAGCCGCAATCATGGAATTAATGCTGGAAGTACTGATTCATTAACTGCTGCCGCATCACTTGCCCTATCTGGCAGAGCTCAGTCAATTGACCTTTCGGTTAATAACAGAATTATCGTTGCACATAAACCAATCAGGACCGGAATTGTAATTAGCGATGTTCAAAGGAACGTCTGGCAATTTAATTATGACGGAACTCTTGATACCGATGCATATACGAATCAGGGTACTGGATTTGATGATGACATTTATGCTGTAAGGGCTCAATCTGATGGAAAAATTGTATGTGGAGGTGCTTTTACCTCAGTTGATGGATCAACTAGGGATTATTTGGCTAGGCTTAATATTGATGGGTCAATCGATGATGATTTTGATGCAGGAGCGTTATTTGACGGAGAAGTAAATGATATTCAAATACTTGATGACGGAAAAATAATAGTTGCTGGAAACTTTACAGAATACCTACTTAAAGTTGATTCAAGTGGAGATCCAGATACAACATTTAATACAAACATTTCTGGGGCCATAGATTCGGAAGTCAAATGTATCGCGATAAGCCCCAGCAATGGAGACATTATTGTTGGCGGATCATTCGGTTCACCATCATCATTCATTGCCAAATTTGACGAAGATGGCAATGAGGTGGCGGCATTCACGGCAAATGCATCCACGGTATTAAATGGATCTGTTCTTGACGTAGATATTCAGTCTGACGGAAAAATTATCGCTGTTGGTCAATTTAGTAAGCCGACACGATATATAGCACGCTTGAATATCGATGGAACTGAAGATACAACTTTTTCTAGCACAATCGGCAAAACTGTAGAGCCAGTTTATTTGGCAACAACTTCAGCTATAAGTGATTTATCCTACTTTACTGGGTCAATTGATGGTGTTGCTGTTGCATACATTCCGCCAAACTCAAGGATTTTAGTAAAAAATCAAGAACTAACAGCTACGATAACTAACGTCGTTCCTGGACATCCAAGTACTGGAACGGTTGAATTTACGACATTGTCGGCACATGGCTTCTCCGTAGGTAACTATGTTTTAATAAATGGGATCGTCCCCGGGGCATATAATCAGCTTTATGAAATAACTAACGTAACCGAAACTACATTCCAAGTCCTTGAGTCAACTGATGATGCAGTTACGGAAATAAATGGAACCGCAGTGGCACGCGGTGAGCAAAATGGAATATATACGCTTACGTCAAATGTATTTACTCGGGCTACTGATTTTAATCAGGCATCAGAAATACTAAATGAGCCAACGATTTTTGTTACTGATGGGACCACGAATGGTGGAACATTCTGGAAACTCATTCCTCGTAGCGAAAATTTCACAATTGATGAAACTGGAACTAATCCCCTGCAGACGACATATTCAATAGACGGACAAATAAATGCAGTTGCTATTGATGGCGATGATAAAATAGTTATTGGCGGTCAATTCTCAATTCCAAGCAATCGATTGGCTAGACTGATGGAGGACGGGGATATTGATTCAAGATTTAATAATAATATTGAATTATATAACTTTGGGTCGTCGTCAATTAATGAAATTAATTCTATAGTTGTTAATGATAGTAATGAAGTTTTTGTTTGTGGAGAGTTTTACCCAGAAGTTAAGAAAATAAATACAGATGGAACCCTAAATACTGCAGTTAGTACGCAGATACTCAATACAATAGTTGAGAATCGTTCAATTGCTGTGCTTACCACTTACATGAATGATCCATGGAAAATACATGTAATGACTCTCGCGAGAGAGACCCCAGATACTGGCGCCCCTGCAAGTATTACTGCTGCTGTGAGGAATACGCCCTCGTCCGGCCAGGTGCAATACACAACGTCAGCAGCCCATGGCTTTGCTGCTGGGGATATAGTTACCGTACGTGGATTATCCCCATCGGAGTATAATGGAACATTCAGTGTTGTTTCTGTTACAACATCATCACCACATAGAATAGTCGTAGCCAATTCCGCTCCTAGTGGAAGCACAACGGACGGCACTGGTACCGCATCAAGGACATCTGATGCAGTATTGGAATTATTGGAATTTTCCCGCCCAATGGGATTTTCGATAAGCCACTCATCAGAGAATCTATTCAGATTTACACTCAATAGTGTTGCCTTGGGTAAAATATCTAAGTCATCATTGGGTTAAGGAGAAAAAATGTCAGATAATGGTCTAGGCTGGAAAGAATTCTCAGCGAATGAGGTGCTCACTGCTTCTGACTTAATGGGGTATCTCATGAATCAGTCTGTTCTTGTATTTGATGACACCTCAGCATATACGAGCTCTGGATTCACCCCAGCAGAAGGCGCTGTTCGATACCTTAAAACTGAAAATACTATTGAATTTTATACTGGGTCATCATGGGTAAAAGTTGCTAAACAATCAGAACTTGGTGGTTACCTAACCCAGGCAGCTGGCGATCTAGCTACATTTGATGGCGTCACCGAAGAGGTTGTCGCATTGTCGGTTGGGACTGATGGCACGGTTCTTATTGCTGATAGTACTGAGGATACTGGACTTAGGTGGGGCGAAGTCGATACCAATGGCATTGCAGATGATGCGATTACCCTCGATAAAATACTCAACGGTACAGATGGATATTTCCTATCAAGCACAGCATCTGCAGTTGCGTGGGCTGAAGCAGTAACCCCGAGCGGTGCACAGACACTCACAAGCAAGACACTGACTTCACCAACGATCAATACAGCAGTAATCAATCAGTCTGTCCTGGATAGGGCAGTTGAACAGTGGACATATTCAACTAGCTCACCAAGCGGTACACTCACATTGGATCTAACGTCATCGACGGCATATTTCTACTATCCAAGTACCGCTGTAACAACAACATGGACGCCAACATTCACAAACATAAGCACATTACTTGGTGCAAACGGCAAAGCAGTAACTGTTGCAGTTATCGTCAGAGTCGGCTCAAGTGCAGGGTACTCAAGTTCCATATCTATAACTGGCGCCAGTAGTACATCGCTTAACTGGCAAGGCGGAATCACTCCAGGAACATCCAATACTTCTGCTGGTATAGATGCCTATACATACACGATTGTTCGTACTTTAGTCGACACATATACCGTCTTTGCTTCCAGGACAAGGTTTGCCTAATAATGCCTCTATTTGCCTCATTTAACGCCATGGCTGCGAGGGGACTTGGAATCACAAGCGGCATTGCCCCGGGGGCACCAGTAATTACTGGAATAACACCAGGAGCGACATCACTTACTGTCTTTTTCACACCAATTACTGGATCTTATCAGATCGACTATTTTCAATATAGCCTAAATGGCGGATCTTATACGGGCCCAATATCTGGGTCGTCTACTGACTTTACAATTAGTGGACTTTCTGCATCAACAACATACAGTGTTGCTATTCGTGCAATTGACGTAACTGGACAGGTTGGGGCTGCTTCAGATTCTGTATCAAGCACAACGACGGCAGAAATTGCCAACAGCGCACCATCTGTCACATTGAGTCAACTTGAATCAACCGGAACACCAATTAATGCAACTAAACTATCGTGGTCCTTTGCTGCATCAACTGGTGGAACATATGCTGTTGATTATTATCAATATAGGTTATATCGTGGCCCATCAGAACTCACTAGCGGATGGACGACAACGCCAATGGGTCCATCGAGTACGTATGAGCTCACTGGACTAAACCCAAATACACAACATACAATTCAGGTACGCGCGATATCGGCAACATCTGGGTTGTCTGGTCTAGCTGGATCAGCAACCGCGTGGACGGATGCTGAAATCCCCAATAGTCAACCAACATCAGTAACAGTAGACTCCGTTACGACTACGAATGTAACATTCTCACGAGGAACGTCAAGTGGTGGAACATATGCAGTTGCATCATATGAATGGAGAATACTCAATACATCACTCGTAGTTGTTAGTTCGGGAACAATGACAACTGCAGAAACTTCAAAAACAGTAACGGCTGGAGTGAGTCCCGACCAATACTTTTATGTCGAAGTAAGAGCTATTTCCGCAACTAGTGGAACTGCTGGCTCATATTTTACGAGTTCACCAGGACGACTGAATCCGGGAGTACCATCAGTCGGGACCCTATCCTGGAGCGGTTCAATGACCAACTCATCTTGGGGTACTGCTAGCCTATATATGACAATACCAACATATGCGACATCGGCTACTCTTGTCGTTTCTGGAGTTGGTTCATATGCCGCTACGTCATCGGGCGGAAACTTTACATGGAGCATAGGTTCACTTCAGCACAATCAGACATATACATTTTATGCGTATGTGACAAATAGAATTAGTGAAAACTCAACTAATAGTAATACCAGGACATGGGTTACGCCAAAGAAGAACCAGGTCTATCAAGTTGTTCCAAATGGCTATGGGGATAGGTTCCTTGCAGCAACCAACAGCAGCCTTAGTGGATGTTCTCCAAGTAGCGAAATAGCATCATTTGGCTATATCCCATCTAGCGACAATGAGGTTGGGTACATTAATATTACTACCGTCGGTGTTCAGATTAAAAGTGGTGGATTTTCAAATACTGTAACTGAATACCTGTACTTTGAGTGGCCTGGCGGAAGTACAAAGAACTATGGGGCATCCAGTGCATTGAATGATAATACTGGCTCGACTTATTCGCTTCGCGCCCAGTCAATATCCGTTGGTGGCTCAACCCTGAGTGGCGGACAGATAAAATTAACATTTGAGTGGGTGGATGGTGCTCCAGCAGGAAGTGCTGCGCGAATTGCTGAAGGTGGATTTGGGTGCTTACCAAATGGATCAAATTATTTCCTTGTTCGTGGATTCTATGTAGAAGGAGTGCAGACGACTGCTGGGAGTTTGGCTTGATCTAATAAGTTATTGTATAAATCTAATAAGTTATTGTATAATTAGTATCACTGCTCAAGCATGGAGGATATATGTCAATTAGATTTCTGAAAGATACAGCGGAGCGTGCTGTCGTAGCATTTTTCGCATCATATCTTGGTGCGTGGGTGAATGCCGGTGCCGACTTTGATGGGCTAACAAATGTTGATAGCCTCAAGACTGGCGTTGTTGCCGCTGCACTCATTGTGGCTGCCGCGTTTGGTCTCAAGAATGTCGGCCCCAACAAGCAATCTGGCTCGGTGCTCAAGTAGTTCACACGCCAATACCCCTGGTCATCTACACTTGTTTATGACCAAGGAGTTCAGTCATGCTCGCAGGAACCTATAACATCACATGCGAACAGGGTTCGACATTCAGTCGTATTATTACTGTCGAATATCCAGACCCCACGGATGAAAGCACTATGCTGCCGTTTGATTTTACTGACTACACGGCAAGAATGCAAATTCGCAGAACAATTGAGTCATCTGTTGCCATGATTGAACTAACAACGGAAAATGGCGGCATCACATTTACTGATGAGGAAAATGGAGAACTTACCGTCTACATGACAGATACTGAAACCGCAGCACTCGAAACAAGCGGTGTATATGACCTGGAAGTAATAAGTGATTCTGGCGAGGTATCAAAACTAATTAAGGGAGCATTTACTCTACTGCCAGAGGTCACGAGATGAGCGGTGTTCCCAATACTGTCAATATACAGCAAGATTCTCCGAATACTGTAACCGTAAATCAAGATGACCAAAATCTAGTAACAGTGAGAACTGTTCTAAATAACGTAACCGTCACAACTGGTTCGATTGCACAGGGTACAACTAAAAGATATGTGCATAGTCAAGGTTCTGCCTCTTCCACCTGGACGATAAGCCATTCCCTTGGTGGTCGTCCACAAGTAACTATCGTGGATTCTGCAGGTACGGTTGTCTATGGTGAGGTACAATATTTATCAAATACCGAAATTCGGGTACTTTTTAGTGCGGCGTTCTCCGGCTACGCATACTTGACCTAAAGGACATTCAAAATGGCGCAAAAGTTCCTAACAAATATTGACCTCAATCAGAACCAAATCGTCAATGCAACTTTTGAGGTACTTGCGAGCGACCCGGGAAGTGGGAACTTTGAAGGTCGTCTGATTTATAACAGCACGACAGATACCATTAAAGTATACGCAAATGGTGCATGGCGCTCGTTGCCGCATACCGTATCTGCCGGTGGCTCATATACCGATGCATTAACAGTTAGTGAGTCTAACGGAACGGTTACGCTCACCCTAAATCTTGCGGATACCGACAGTGCTGGTCTTCTGTCGTCAACCTTCTGGAACCTACTCAACGACGCCACATCGGATGCAACTGCTAGCAAACTAGCAAAACGTGATGCAAATGGCAATATCAAGGTTGCCGAACCAACCGACGCTGCTCATGCCGCAACAAAAGGCTACGTCGATGGCGTGCGTTCTGGGCTGGACGTCAAGCAATCCGTGCGTGTCGCCACAACCGCAGCGCTAACGCTCTCATCCGACCTAGAAAACGGCGATACGGTTGATGGGGTAACTCTCGCTACTGGCGACCGAGTCCTCGTTAAGAACCAGGACACTGCTTCAGAAAACGGCATCTATGTCGTCAAGGCATCTGGTGCGCCGGATAGAGCGACTGACGCTGATTCAAGCGCTGAAGTCACTGCTGGCATGTTCACCTTCGTTGCTGAAGGTACGGTAAACGGCGATAGTGGTTGGGTGCTGACGACCAATGACACAATTACCTTAGGTACTACTGGACTTGTATTTGCTCAATTCTCTGGTGCTGGCCAAATCACCGCTGGTGATGGTCTCACCAAGAGTGGCAACACGCTCAATGTCGGTGCTGGTACTGGCATTACCGTCAATGCTGATACTGTCCAAATCTCGGCAACGTATGCTGGTCAATCCAGCATTACTACTCTGGGAACTGTTGCTACTGGGACATGGAATGCAACTGCAATTGCAGTTGCCTACGGTGGTACTGGGGCTACCGATGCGGCAACTGCGAGAACAAACCTTGGACTTGCTATCGGTACTGATGTTCAGGCGTATGACGCAGAACTTGCTGCACTTGCCGGTCTGACATCTGCAGCCAATAAACTTCCATACTTCACGGGCTCTGGCACGGCAGCCCTTACTGACCTTACTTCCCAGGCGCGAGGGCTATTGGATGACGCCAGTTATTCCGATATGCGTACAACGCTTGGTCTAGCAATTGGGACTGATGTCCAGGCTTACAACTCAACTCTTGCTGCTGTCGCCGGGGGAACATATACTGGTGATGACAGCATCACGACCGTTGGCACGATTACCAGCGGTGTCTGGAATGGCACGGATATCGCAATTGCTGATGGCGGTACTGGCGCCAGCACCGCCGCTAACGCAAGAAATAATCTTGCAGAAACATCAGCAAGTGGTCTAACTACCAGCACACCAACACTAGCCCGTATCGCTTCTCAGGGCTGTGCGGCGTCAAGTGCTGGCGTGTCGAGTACTACGGTGGTACACAACCTTGGAACCACTAGCGTTATTGTTCAGATATTTGAGGTAGCAACCGGCGCGACTGTTTATGGTGATATTACACGCGACAATACAAACCAGGTAACGGTTGTTCTCAATGGCACTATTTCTCTCGGTGACTACAAGATTGTCGTAACTGGGTAATCAACACATGGCCTTGAGGGGCCAAACTACAAAAGGCGATTGAGGTCGTGGCACAGAAATTTACAGTACCCATTACGGTCAAGCAGTTATCATCTGCTGGTTCTGATGCCATTACGCTATACGTTGATGCTGATGCCTATGCTCGGTTAAAGATTGAGGCTGGTGGACGGCTTGTCTGGGGTCCCGGCAACGGAGCACTAGATACGAACCTCTATCGTGATGCCGCTGACGTACTGAAAACCGACGACACATTTAAATCAGCAGCACTTTTTATTGATGGTATTGAGATAGATACAACTGGCGCTACGGCAAATCTAATCCTCAAATATGATGGAACAAAATTCGCACCAGCGAGCGCATCCCTAGACGAACTTGGTGATGTTGTTCTTACCGACTCCTCGGAGTTTCAGTCGCTCACATACAATGGAACAAATTGGGTTAATTCTTACTCGCCCACGGTTACATATGTTCGCAATGCCGAGGCAAGTACATTAACTACCGGAACTGTTGTTTATCTTTTTGGAGCAACCGGTGACCACGCATCGGTAAAGCGTGCCGATAATGGCTCAGACACTACGTCTTCCAAGACTATTGGTGTTGTGGGCGCAAGCATTGCATCATCAGAAAATGGGCCAGTAGTAACGCGTGGATACGTTGACGGAATTGACCTCTCTGTCGGATATTCCGCAGGTGATGTTCTATGGCTTGGAGAAAATGGTCAATTTACTAAGACTAAGCCGTCTGCGCCAGAGCACCTTGTATTCGTTGGTGTTGTTGCTCGTGCTACCAATAATGGAATTATTTATGTTGCGACCCAAAATGGATACGAATTAGATGAGTTGCATAATGTCGCCATTGACCTCGAATCACTGGCAGATGGCGATGCTCTCGTTTACAACTCCAGCACTGGTCTATGGGAGAATTCCCAGGTATTGGGAACCCAGGGCGCACAAGGTCCACAGGGTGCTACTGGCGCACAGGGCGCACAAGGCGCACAAGGCGCGATAGGACCACAGGGGGATACCGGACCACAGGGAGCGACTGGTTCTCAAGGTGCAACTGGTCCTCAGGGGGCAACTGGCCCTCAAGGCGATACTGGTCCACAAGGCCCACAGGGGGCAACTGGTCCGCAGGGTCCCCAAGGAGCGCAGGGTGATACTGGCGCAACTGGTGCTCAGGGTCCGCAGGGTTCAATCGGCCCACAGGGAGAGACGGGTCCACAGGGTTCAACTGGACCCCAAGGTCCACAGGGGGCAACAGGCGCGCAAGGGGCTACTGGTGCGCAAGGCGCTCAGGGTGCCACGGGTCCACAGGGGGCGACTGGTGACGCCGGACCTCAGGGTCCTCAGGGCGCTACCGGAGCGCAGGGTGCGACAGGACCTCAGGGTGCGACAGGAGCAGAGGGACCGCAGGGTCCACAGGGCGCAACTGGTCCACAAGGAGATACTGGCGCACAGGGCGCTGCCGGTGCGACGGGAGCGCAAGGTCCACAAGGCGCCACAGGACCCCAGGGCGCTACAGGCTCTCAGGGTGCTACAGGACCCCAAGGTCCGCAGGGCGATGTTGGTCCTCAGGGTGCAACGGGCGCACAGGGTGCTACGGGCGCACAGGGAGCGCAAGGTGCGACCGGCCCACAAGGAGCAACTGGCGATGCCGGTACACAAGGACCACAAGGAGCAACCGGTGCTCAGGGCGCTCAAGGTACTCAGGGTCCCCAGGGTGTACAAGGAAACTTTGGTGGAGTTACATTCGACTACACCTTTGATTCCAATACCGCCCAGACAGACCCCGGTACTGGAAAACTTAAGTTTGATAATGCATCACTGAACCTGTCAACCGAACTCGTCATTGACGATGTAGATGACAATTCAACGGATATTCAGTCATATTTACGAACAATCGATGACTCAACAAGCACCATCAAGGGTCACTTCAGGGTATCAAAGAAAGCAGATTCTTCTGCCTTTGCACTTTTCACAATTTCTTCAATCAGTGAGGAAACTGGATTCTTTAGGGTTGTCTCGTCTTATGTAACTGGGTCAAGCACAACCCCATTTTCCAATAATGATGATGTCATCATCACATTTGCACGGACTGGAGACGTTGGCGCACAGGGAGCAACTGGAGCACAGGGACCACAGGGTGCGACTGGTGCGCAGGGTGCGACTGGTGCTCAGGGTCCACAGGGAGACATTGGCGCTCAGGGGGCGAGTGGTGCTACGGGAGCACAAGGACCTCAAGGCGACATCGGTCCGCAGGGTGCGACCGGTGCACAGGGTGCCCAGGGGGCGACTGGACCTCAGGGTGCAACTGGTGCTCAGGGTGCAACTGGTTCTCAGGGTGCAACTGGTGCTGAAGGTCCACAGGGACCCCAGGGAGCAACAGGTCCCCAAGGGGCGCAAGGCGCTACTGGCGCAACGGGCGCGCAGGGTGCGACAGGACCTCAGGGACCACAAGGAGATGCAGGTCCACAGGGAGCAACTGGGGCTACAGGTCCGCAGGGAGCAACTGGTCCACAAGGGGCGACGGGAGCACAAGGAGATGTCGGTCCCCAGGGACCGCAGGGTGCGACTGGAGCACAAGGCGCAACTGGGGCACAAGGTGCAACCGGCCCACAAGGGGATGCTGGTCCGCAGGGTGCTACAGGCGCCACGGGCGCGCAAGGACCCCAAGGCGCAACCGGTGCTCAGGGAGCACAGGGGGCACAGGGCGCTACTGGTCCTGTTGCTGGTTCAGCAAACCAAGTCGTATATAAAGACGGCTCAAATAACCCCGCTGGTAGTTCTTCATTCACATACAACGGAACAGACCTATCTGTTGGTGGCAAGGTTCAATCAACTGCATCTTCTGGTGACGAAGGCGGAGAATTTTTCCTTGCCAAACCGTCAACAAATACAACCCTTGATGGTGGCATCACTATTGATGCCTATCAAAACAAACTAAGGTTTTTTGAGCAAGGTGGTTCGGCAAGAGGCTTTTACATAGACATAACTGGCGGTGGTGCTGCTGCAAGTACTAACCTTCTCGCTGGGATACAAGGGCCACAGGGTGCAACTGGCGCACAAGGTGCTACAGGGCCTCAGGGCGCGACTGGTCCCCAGGGTCCCCAAGGTGCGACGGGTCCACAAGGAACACAGGGTCCTCAGGGTGCCACTGGCGCGCAGGGTTCAACTGGAGCACAGGGAGATACTGGTCCACAGGGAACGCAAGGACCACAAGGTGCTACGGGAACACAAGGAGCGACTGGCCCTCAGGGCGCTCAGGGTCCTGCTGGCCCAACTGGCTCAATAGATGACCTATCGGATGTGGCGTTGTCAAGTCCGGTAACTGGCGATTTCCTTAAGTACAACGCTGGCTCATGGGTCAATGACCCCATCAATCTTGGAACAGACACCGTTGGAAATTATGTTTCGGATATTACGGCCAGCACCGGAATCACCGTTTCGCATACTCCGGGTGAAGGCTCAAACGCGACAATATCTTTGTCGAACACGAGCATTTCCCTAAATGGAACATCTGTATCTTTGACAAGTTCTGGTACACAAACAGTCACGGCAGCAGCAGGAACACTCACTGGAACTACGCTTAACTCTTCCGTTGTTTCTTCAAGTTTGACTTCTGTTGGGACGATTGGCTCTGGTCAATGGAACGGAACTGCTATTGCCGTTGCTTATGGTGGAACTGGGGCAACAGATGCTGCGACAGCAAGAACAAATCTTGGTCTGGCAATTGGGACAGACGTTCAGGCATATGACGCCGAACTTGCAGCAATAGCAGGATTGACTAGCGCCGCAGATAGGGTTCCATATTTCACTGGCTCTGGGGCTGCAGCACTTGCAACATTTACTACATTTGGCCGCTCACTAGTTGATGACGCCGACGCTTCGGCAGCACAAACAACACTCGGCCTTGTCATTGGAACCAATGTTCAAGCGTACGATGCAGACCTATCAGCGATTGCCGCCCTGTCGGGAACATCGGGCTTTCTCAAAACGAATGGCTCTGGTACATGGACGGTAGATACGGCAACATATTTGACATCTTCTACTGGCGTAACAACGGTAAACGGTTCTAGTGGAGCGATTACTAACGTTGCACTAACGACTGGAACCCTTGCTCAGTTTGCATCCGGCACGACACCCACCGAATTACGCACACTAATATCTGGGACTACAGGGCTTGGAAACCTTGTATTTGCATTATCGCCCTCAATTAGCACCAGTATTACCACCTCCTCTACCTCTTTTGACTTAATCAATACGACGGCAACAACTATAAACTTTGCCGGAGCAGCAACGACACTCAATATTGGCGCATCCACTGCGACAATCAATCTCGGTGGCGGTACAACTGGCGCAACGGTAAACATTAAAGGCGACCTAGTTGTTGATGGAACAACAACAACCATCAACTCAACAACCTTGAGCATTGATGATAAGAATATTGTTCTTGGCGCAGATAATACGCTTGACACTGCCGCAGATGGTGGTGGTATCACCCTCAAGGGCGCGTCAGACAAGACTTTCAACTGGGTTGACGCAACAGATGCCTGGACTTCTTCTGAGCACCTTAACCTTGCGTCAGGCAAAGCGTATTACATTAATGGAACTTCCGTTCTTAGTGAGACAACGCTTGGTTCGGGAGTTACTAGTTCAAGTCTTACTTCGGTTGGAACAATTACTTCAGGAACATGGTCGGGGTCATTTGGCGCAGTTTCAGGAGCCAACCTGACAAGCCTAACTGCAGGAAATCTTTCCGGAACAATACCTGCCGCCGTAATGGGTAACTCCTTCGAAATAACTGGAGAAAACGGTGACAATACAGTCACAACAAACAGTACCGCGACCGTCGTTGACTCCGTAACCGCTAGTGGAACTCTCGCTATTGAGTACACGCTGCGCCTCACCCAAGGGACCAAGAGACGACTGTCCAAAATCCTTGTCAATCCTAATAGTGCTGGTACAGATGTTGATTTTGTTGAATACGCCGTCATCGAAACGGGTGGTGCAATAAGTGGTGTTTCTGTAACGGCAGATTACTCAGCACCAAACTTTAGATTGCTTGTTGCCGCGAGTGATGCCGCAACAACTAACGTAACAGCCAAACTTGAGAAGTTCGTAATGGTGTAACTATGGCTGTTAGTTCATTCAAAATATCAGACGACCTAAATCTAGATGGCGTTACATTCAATCTTGCTGGAGCAACATCCGGTCAGGTATTGACATACGCTTCTTCTTCAACATCGTTCACCCCAACGACAGAAAATCCTGTTGGCACGGTTATCATGTATGCCGGAAGTTCCGTGCCATCTGGCTGGTTATTGTGTGATGGCCAACAGGTCTTGTCGTCATCGGCCCTCGGAACATTATTGGGTACTCGTTTTAATACTGGCGGAGAAACAGCGGGTAATGTGCGAGTTCCGAATTTGGTGTCACGTATTCCAATAGGAATGACATCAAATACTGCCAACTCATTGCAAAACTCTGCAAGTTCAACGGTCACACACAACCATTCACATACTGCTACATATGGAACAGACGGTACTTCTGTTTCATTGGCACATTCTCACAACTCTGCGACTGATGGCGCGCACTCACATTCAGTTACAAGCGACGACAAAGGAACTCATACACACGGCGGTTCTGTTTCAGCCGGAGGAGCACATACACATACATATCAAACAAAACTTTCTGGCGCACAAACTAATACTGGCTATTCAGATACTACGCACGAACATGGTGCTTCGGCAAATGATGCTGCCCATTCACATAATGATGCCGGAAATAGTGCCAACCACACACACACTGCAACGGGAAGTACAAGCCTTTCTCATACTCATGCGATTACGTCAATTTCAGCATCATCACAAAATACGAGCATTAGCAATCATAGCCATGGAACATTTGCAGTTATGCAAGTCATGTTTATTATTAGGTCGTAATTATGTCGTCATCAAAGTTTTCTACTCCAACAACACTTACGACACAGAGTGTTCTCATTGATACATCTGGTGTCTCGGATAAACGAAATCTTGTTTATAGTTTGAGTTCTAGTAAATTTATTGCAACAGTTCAAGCAATACCAATTGGGATTGTAAGAATGTATGTGACTGGAACTGCGCCAAGTAATTACCTCATATGTAATGGTCAGGCGATTTCTCGCACAACTTATTCAGCATTATTTTCTGTCATAGGCACAAAATATGGAGTTGGCGATAACTCAACAACATTTAATCTACCAAATTTAATAGACTATGGCTTCCCATATGGAAGCGTTGCGAACACAAGCCTACCAACAACAATAAATATTGGTGGAACAACATTTGACGGCAGCCACACACATAATACGACAATAACCAGAAGCGTTGATGCTGGTGCAAATAAGGCACATGACCACTCTCATACAATAAGTGGTAATGAGTCAGTGGCACACACTCACAATTTTGGCAATACATCCGCCAACTCCGGAGGGCATAGCCACGTTGGGTCATCAACATCTGTGCAGCATGCTCACAATATCGCTTTAACAAATACATCTGGGAGTGGCAATACCGGCGGAATTAGCGGAAACCACACGCACAACATCAATAATGCATCTGCGAGCCATAATCACAACGTAAACTCTGCTTCCGGGCACACCCATGGGTCAAGTAGTGATGGAGGAACACATTCGTCTCACAACTACAGCACTACGCTGTCCAACACTACATTTAATCATTCACATACACTAACGTCAGTTACTGGTGTATATTTCTACATAAGGTTTCAGTAATGGCTGAGTCTACTTTTAGAATTCCATCAACAATTACGATAAATAACATCGTTCTGGATGCTTCATCTCCGCTTGATAGTGAGGTATTCGTATTTAATGGAACATCATTTGTTGTTGATAGCATTGTCCCAATTGGGACAATTGAGATGTGGGCTGGGCTTTCTTCGGCAATCCCATCAGGATGGCTGCTTTGTGATGGTGGTCAGTACGCAATTGGCTCCGTAGGTTCTCAGTACTACGCCTTATCTCAGGTGATAACAACACGATATGGTAGTTACACTAATGGAAGCGGTGGTGCTGGGAGTAGTCACTTCAGGGTGCCCGATATGACAGCGTATATCCCAATTGGAATCACATCTGGGGCAAATGCTGGAGCAACGACAGCATCGTACGCCGCAACGTCACTTGCCCATACCCATACGTTAACCGCAAATGCGACAACAAATGCTGATGGCGCTTCCCATAGCCACACCTTGAGTGATGGTGGTTCACATAACCACTCACTAGTTACCTCAAACTGGAATCACTCCCACAATACGGGAGGACCAAGCAATACCCATAGACACACGATACCTGCCGGGAATAGTGCAGCAAACTATGAAACTGGATATACCGGACATGATGCAACACAACATGGATACTTTTCTACTGATAATGCCCAAGTTCATAGCCACACAACTGGAACCCAGACGTCAAATGCCAACCATGGACACACAATTCCAACATCAACAACATTGAGTCATTCCCATACGTGGTCAAACAGCGCAACTTCTGATACCGCAAATACAACAGCACATAATCACACACTCAATGTTGTACCGATATGCTTTATCATAAAATTTTAGGGAGAAAAAATGCTTGATAATCACCCAACGCATGAAGGCGGAATTGGTTACTATTTCCGCGAAATTGGTATTACCGATTCAGTCGGTTTGTTTAATTTCTGCAAAGCGGTCAAAAATTTTAGATTTGAGGCTGACATAGACAGTGAAACCAACGCTACTTTCAATCGCTGCGACAATAGTGCTCCAAGAAATGTATACCTTCCAAGTGCATTCCATGAATGGGATTATGAAAACGAAGTTTGCTCCTGTGGCTCTACTTCAAAACCGTATGGAACTACCAATGACCACTACACATGTTTGACACATTGTAGGATTTTCCGAGTACCTGTCCAAACCGAGAAGGGATTTATTGTTTACCTAGAATATTTTAATCCCGAAAATGAAGACTATAGTATGCAGCATTCAGAATGTAATGGCAGAACATTCCAGGAAGTATTTCGCGGCATCCTAGAGTGGGCATGGGTTCATGAGAATATGGGCAACAATGAACCAGTTGCCATTGCAGCATCTGGGTTTATTAATGAACTAAACATTCCAGAAAATATTTTGGATTGGCTCTGGTCATCTGTCCCAGACCAAAAGGTTGCCAGATATCTGCGTGGACATACGGACGCAAGAATGAGAGCACCTATTGAGGGTATCCCAGACATGACCAACGAATTTAATGAATGGGTTGAAGAGTTGATTTTGCATCGTCCAACCATCTGGCCGTATGGCCCAAAGTGATTGACGTGATTTATGGACATAACGCAATATAATCACATTTATCCAGTGAGACATGACCTAAATTCAACCCGTACGTTTGTATTCACCAAAATCCCAAGCGACACTCACTCCTTGAGGATTGATGCGACCGGCAAATTAGTTTCACCCTATCTGTATAGCCTGTTTAGTGACGAGAGAGGAAACATATTCCTCGCAATGAACGAGGGGATAAATACCTATACATTTACTTTGTTTTATGACGATGATGCATATGTGATTAATAATATTCGCCATGAGTACATTGCGGAACTAATTACTAGACCAGCAAATTCATCAGTCGGAGTTTTCAAGTTCATGGACTCTCAACCAGCGCGCAGGTACAGCGAAGAAAGATGTGATGCTGCAAGAAATGGCCCAGCGGTATTCATACGAAATGGCCAGGTGGCACTTGGTTCTGCCGTGAATAGTTTAAGACCTTTTGCCCTAAGTAATCTAGAAGTTTATTTCTCCTTGCTTTCCGTTGATGGAGTGGGACACTTGATTTATGTGAAGTATTTTGAGGGCCAGAATGACTCTAATGAAGTCTTCGAAACGAATGAAAGCGATTTACCCACAGCATCACGAAGCCTCTTACCAAATCTTAAATTAATCATTGAGTGGGCAGAAATGACGAATGAGCCATGGTGCTCCACCGAGCCAGTAGCACTTGCGGCGCGTGATTTTTTGTATAAGATTCGCATGCCCGAAGAAGTGAAGAACGAGATTGAGGAAAATCAAAGCGATATGCATGTTTATAGATATTTGCGCGGTGAGGCAGATGCCCGAAGACAGCCCCCAGTTGAAGAACTTTCAGAAATGCAACCATTGACAAAGATGTGGATAAAATCAAAAATGTTCTACGACAACATCGGCCACCTCTACAGGAACATGTTTATTTGAAATGACTGCAAAATTCATACATCAGGGTATTGCATATTACGAAAATGGACTCTCCGATGAACTATGTGATGAGATATGGAACTTTTATTTCAATAATCTCCACAAGTCGTCTCCAGGAATCACCATTTCCGGACAATCATCTGGCCCAGACAATGTCAAATGGAAAAACACCCTTGACCAAGATGTCAATAAGAATTTCATCAATGAGGAAGAGATTCTCAAGGAACGAAAAGTTATTGACGAAAAAATTTATCAGGAAATCAAATCAACAATTACTGATTACCTAGATAATTTTCAATATCTATCAACTGCGCCAAATATTGAAGATACTGGATATCTATGGCAAATGTACAAGCAGAATGAGGGCTACTACAAAGAACACATCGATGGCGAGCAATGGTCATTCAATGTGTTCAACAGAGTTGCCGCAATTTTGTGTTACATCAATACAGTTGATGAAGGTGGGGAAACGTACTTTCGCTACCAAGACCTAAAAGTCAAGCCACAAAAGGGAGCAATTGTGCTGTTTCCAACATCATGGATGTACCCACATGAAGCGCTTGTTCCAATTTCATCTGAAAAACTCATTCTTAGTTCATTCCTGGTATGCAATCCAGTTGAGTTCCATGTGCATAAGGCAGAATAAATGATTTCAATAATCACACCTACGTACAATACGCCGCAGGATATTTTGGCCCGGACATGGGGCTCCCTTAAGTCCCAGACGTTCACTGATTGGGAATGGGTCATCTGGGATGACTCGACACACAATGAAACGTGGCGCCAAATCTATGGCTTCTGCTCGGACGAGCGGTATAAGATTCAAATGCATCGCTCACATGTCCACTCTGGTTCAATTGGCAGAGTGAAGCGGCGCGGATTCATGGTTGCAGAAGGAGACATCCTCGTAGAATTAGACCATGATGATGAACTGACGCCAAATGCATTACAGCTAATCCACGATGCATTTCAAAACAATCCAGATGCTGGATTTGTATATTCAGATTGGTGTGAAATTCTTCCATCAGGAGAGTCTGGGCGCTATCCGCCGGGTTGGGCATTTGGTTATGGCTCCGAGTACTGGTCGCAGGAATACAACCTTTGGGTTATGTCTTCTCCGCCCCTTAATCGAACAACGGTAGGACACATAGTATCTGCGCCAAATCACGTCAGGGCCTGGCGAGCAAGTACGTACAGGGAGCTTGGCGGACATAGCCCACATCTTGAAGTTGCCGATGATTATGAGCTATTTGTGAGAACGTTTCTAAAAACGCAGTGTGTTCACATCCCGGAATTGCTGTATAAGCAACACATATCCCCTGTTACTGCTCAAAGAGTTCGTAATGCAGCAATACAGGAACATGTAAAAAATATTTCAGCATACTATGCGCCAGAGTTAGATAAAATATTTAACTAAAAAGACATACTGACATAAACGTTTCATTTGGTACAGTAGTACTACAATGAAAGGGGACTGTCATTGAGTACTAGTCGTCGCCATAGTGGTGCCAGATGGGTCTTCTGGCTTATAGCTGCACTCGCATGGTTTTCCCCTACCCCGACCAAGGCATATGCCGCGTATGGCATCAATGGGGCATTTTCCTCATCTGGTGGCAAGTGGATTGGAGCAAGCGGTGGGCAAAATTGTGATAGCGGACTCCCGTCGCTTGGGGAGTGGCAACAAAACGCACTTAATTTTTCTTATCAAACGTCAACAGTAACTCAAACATTAACAATCGCCGAACCCTCAGAATTATTGCTCACATATGAAGTTACGGATCGAACTGAAACATGGATTGATGCGGAATACAAGGTAGATCTATCTGACTCAAACGAGACCGTTACATCATCGTGGCAAACTGCTCCAGATATAACTACAGAATTTGGAATGGAGATAACAACCTCAATTCCAAACGAAGTTATAACTATTTCGATATCAGGAAATGATGGGCCAAATGTTGTTTGGGCAGGCTGTTATGGCGCAATATTTACAAACATGTCTCTTCTTGGTGAACCAGTTGCTGCCGCACCCCAAACAGGTGTTTATGTTCGTGGTTACGAAATAACAACTAATCCACCATTACGTGTTGACTCTATTAGTCCAGATTGCACTACATCATATGAAAATATTAATAACTGGCCAGAAACATACATGGCTGGGTGTAGAACGAATCAGGTCATGCTCCATTATACCGGGAATATTGTGGTCCCAGTATCCCAGGCACAGTTTAGGTTGTATTCGGACGACGGCTCATCAGCAACAATCGGCAATACCGACTTTGGTTACTGGGGAATAAGGGCATGTAACTATACGGAATCTCCAGTAATACAATTTACCCCAGGACAATCGGTGCCATTGGATGCATGGTTTTATGAGTGGGGTGGCGGAGAATGCATGGCTCTTTGGTGGAATATTGGTAACGGATGGGAAGTTGTTCCAGCGAGTGCTTTTACTACTCAGTCAACTCCGACAACAACGACGACAACAACTACAACTACGACGATTCCCTCTGGCAACTACTCTGGCGGAGGATGTGGTCCATATTCACCAATTTATGTTACTGGAACTACGAATGGATCTGGATGGGGTGCTGGTCCATTCACTGACGACTCCAATTTCAACGCAATGGCGGTTTTTGCAGGTCTCGTCGATCCGGGCGAGAGTGCGTGGATTGAACCCTATGACGTAAATCTATATGCATCTTATGTGGGTGGCTCTAATAACGGTGTCACTACAAGTGCCTGGGGCAGTGATTGGTGCGGTTTTAATATAAAGATATATGGAAGCCCGACGCCAACAACAACAACCACAACTATTCCGAAGTTTTTAGGTCAACCAACAAATCTTTCTGTTTCCAATAGCGAAGATGGCGTAGCGGTCTCATGGAATTCTTCGGATCAAAACTCCGGGGTCTCGCCCGAGAGATATGCAATTTCATGGAGTACCGGCGAATCGGGATGGGGGATTGCAACAGGGAATGTTGGAGACGAAAATTCCCTAAATACTGAAATCACACTTGGTTATCAGTTATTTTCCTCGACAGGGGGTTTGGGCACCGAATATTCATTTACCGTTCGTGCCGATAACGACACACATGGTGTTTATTCACAGCCATCAGAAGCAGTTCAACTAGTGGTTGACGAACCCACTCCTCCAACCACAACAACCGAACCAGAACCGGAACCAACAATTCCACCAACGACACTACCTGATGAGCCGGACACCACTATTCCTAGTGATACAATACCAACAGTTCCAGACACTATAGACGGAGGTCCTGATGGAGGAACCGGAGATTCAGCCGACACAACGTCCCCCGAAGCAACCGTACCTCAATCAGCCCCAGAAGAAGAAACGCCAGATACGACACCAGGCGTACCGATAGTCGAGCCAGATACTGAGCAAGTAGTTGATGACATTCTTGCCGATGACCCATCACCAGAAGAATTAGCAGATGCCGTCGAGAATGCCTTAAATGCTGCTGAATCAGACGAAGAGCTAATTGGTATTGCTGTAGAGCTACTAACTTCCGACTTAGATGCTGAACAATTTGCCGCTGTGGTATCCGAAGTTTTTAGTCAGGACCTATCTGACGAAGCACTAACCGAATTGGTGTCTGAGGTTTTCTCTCAAGACCTTTCTGATGAAGAAATTGCATCAGTAGTTGACGAAGTTTTTACTGCCGATTTGAGCGATGAGGCATTTACTGAGGTTCTAAATACCGTGTTCGAAGAACCGCTCAGCGATGAGGCATTCGAATCAGTTATTGACGCAATTTTAGATGAGCCAATATCTGAAGAAGCATTTGACGAGTTGGTCGATGTGCTTGGTAGCGATACCGTTTCGGACGAACAGGTTATTGCTGCCGTTGACACAATTATTGAAAATGGCATTGATGAATCTCAAGCCTTGAGTATCGCGAGTAGTGGAGAAGTCCTGGAGTCAATTACTGGCGATCAAGCTAGTGAGATTTTCGCAACTGTTGATGCTGAAGAACTGGATGAATCTCAGGCCGCTGAAGTCATTGAGGCCGTACAGGATGCTCCACAAGAAGTGCGTGAATCATTTGAAGAAGAAATTGATATTTTTAGTGCTGGCACAATGGATACATATGTCCCAATCGGTTCAAGTGTTCCAGTAAGTACTAGAAGAACTCTCATTGCTGCAACTGCCGCTGTTGTTGCTGCAATGCCAACATCAAGTCCACAAAGAGGGAGAATTAAATGAAATTATTTAAATATTTAGCTGGTCTGTTCTGGGATTCAATTACTGAAATGAACTGGACGCTTTCCGGGACCATTCTTGTCCTTATCACATTGAGTGGAGATACTCAAGAAATCGGGATCAAGATATTTGCGGCGTCAACACTTATTAACATTGCTCAAATTATGGCTATGAAGCACAAGGAGTCCAAACAGGAATCTAGTGCATAGCGTATACTTGTAGTTAAACAATGGAGGTTGTGAAATGGCGTACCCATACATTAAACTCGTAAAGCCAACTGCCCTTAATGGTCACAAAAATGGTCAGCTACCAGCAAATTTGCTTGCAAAAGTAAAGACTGGTGGCCAGATGTATGCCCCAGTTGCTGCACAATTTGACAAAATGTACGATGCGGCACTTGCGGCTGGCTACAAGCTTCGCAATGTTGGCGACTATCGCTCGTTTGAAGGCCAGCTGTCTATGTTTATGGATCGGTATACTACTACAGACCAGGGTCGTAGCCCACAAGTAACACGCCAGTATGAGGGAAAGACTTGGTATCTGAAGCCAGGCAAAGCGCCATCGGCAGCCCCAGACCCCACTGGCGTCAAAGGCTCAAATCATGGTTGGGGTCTAGCCATCGACCTTGGATACGAGGCTGGCGGGAAATTGCAGTCAATGGGTGGGGCTTGTTTCGAGTGGATGTGCGCCAACGCCCCTAAGTGGGGTTTCTACCTACAGACTGGCGATAAAAACTCTAAGGAGTTTGAAGCTTGGCACTGGCAGTACTGCCTCGGTGATGCTTCCCCCGATGGTTCTGTTGCAGCACCAGCAGAAGCAATTAAGCCCTCTGGTGGTGCCATTGAGGCTGGGCCAATGGAATTCAAGTACCCAGGAACCCCCGTCAAGAAGGGCTCAAAGGGCCCAGAGGTAATGCTGGTTCAGGCCATTGTTGGCGCAAAAGCGGATGGTGACTTCGGTCCAGCAACAGAGGCCAAAGTCAAGGCTTGGCAGAAGGCAAATGGTCTGAAGGATGATGGCGTCATTGGTCCAATTACTTGGGACAAGATGTTCTGAAATCTAGCAGAAAGGGGCAATGTGAAAATTAAATTGTTGCTACTTTCGTTGGCCGTATTCCCGCTAGGAGCGCTTTCATCATGTGGATACGACGGGCATTTCAGGTACTCATGTCAGGACCCAGAAAACTGGGAGAACGAAGAGTGCGTTCCACCAAAATGCAAAGTAACAGGAACGTGCACATCAGACATCCTTGGTTGGAACGAGGAGGACGCAGGATGAGTGGCCGACGTAGATATTCTGAAGAAGAGCTTGATGCGCGCCTTAAGTTTGTTATTGGCTGCATATTGGGTTCAGTTCTCTTGACAACAACTATTGCAATTTTGTATGCTCTTATTTTTGTTACCCAGCCGATTGGTGCACAGGCGGAAAATGACAAAATGTTTTTTGGCGTTCTCTCAAACGTAGCAACATTTATTACTGGAACTCTGGCTGGCCTCATGATTCAGGGTCGTGGCAAAAGAAACAACGATGAAAACCATGCATCACAAGAGCCAGAAGAATGATTGAGATAGTTGTCGCCCTCATTGGTGCGGTAAGCATCATTTTAGTTGCTCTCGTCGAGAAGGGGCGACGCGAAAACAAGAACGACCACAATCTTGTTGTTGAGTCATTATCACGCATTGAAACAAAAATAGACGGTCATATAAATGACCATGCAAAGGGCGAATTTTCATAATGTTAAACAAAGGGGCAATAAATGAAGTTATTCAAGCAAGTATCTATCATTCTGTGCGGAGTTTTTGGACTATTTGGGATTTTGTCTTTAACAGACACTCCAACCCCAGTAAGTCCAGCACGTGTCAGTGCAAGCGGAACGGGAACGGGGGGTCCAATTGTTCTTGATGGAATGGACCCAGTCTGTCACTCTGGCTGGGAGTCGACCGGCCAGTACATTGCCAAGGTTCTCAAGAAGGTCCATGACGGAGCAGTAAATCCAAATAATGGACATATTGCTATTGTTGGCTCCAATGCGACAACCACATCCTGTGGTGCTACCTGGGCAACGCAACTTAGTTCACAGTTCCTTGCCGAATTTACAACGGCGCCAGTTATTGACTTCTATGTAACCGATGCTCAAATTAATGCTTTCTTCGCCACTACCATTGCGTCAAATCCCCCCGCTGTGTTATGGATTCCAGATAACTGGAATAGAACATCTACAACTGAAGGAATATTTACAACAAACGCTGAAAAAATTGCCGACTATGTCAATAGTGGTGGCGGTCTATTTGCGAATAATGGAACATACGGCTGGCTAACAGCACTACTTCCAAGTGCGGTATTTAACAACGGTGGATGTAACGGTGGGCCAGAGGCAACTGCTGATGGTATTGCTGATTTTGGTCTTAGCGATACCCTTGTCGCAGCATGTTGGCACGGATACTTTACTGGCAATGTTGGAACACTCAAGACTCTTGTTGACTACCCATATCCTGGACCAGGGGAATCCGCACCAGGAACACGCAAGGCAGTCTCTATTGGTGGTGGTTCCGTATCGCTTCCAAGTTCTTTCACTCTTAGCATCTCCCCACAGAGCCCAAATGCTGGCGAAGACCTCGTAATTACCGCTACTGCACAAACACTTGCTGGAGTTCCTCAATCTGGGGTTGTAGTGACTGTGACTGTAAGCGCTGGACCAGACGCTGGTCAGACTTTCACGGCTACCACAAATGCAAGTGGAATTGCGACAATAACTGTACGTACGAATAGCACCGGAACTGCCGTATATACAGCAACCGCAACTGTAAATAATGTCGCCAAAACAGTTTCGGCAACGGTTTCATGGAATCCTCCGGTAACAACGATTCCAGCATCAACAACCGTCGCACCAACGACTACGACAGAGGTGCCCACCACAACGACTGAACCAGCGCCAACGACCGTTGCACCGACTACGGCCCCAGACAATACTGACCCCGTTGTGCCAACAACAATTCATGACCACAGTTCACACGATCATGGGTATGAGGCGCCCTCGCTGCCGACCACAGGGATGCCACACTCTAGGTGGTTTTTCTTCATAATTGCACTACTCCTATCTGGATATGTAATAAAATTGATCAGTCAGAAATTTGGTGGTGACAATAATGAAACTAAATAATGTAAAACCAATTTTATGGAGAATCCTGGCCACTTTTACAGTATCTGGGTTGGGTGTAGTCGGAGCTGGGGCGATTGCCAATATCCCACTATGGAAGGCCGTGATGATGGCCGGAATTGGTGGAGTTGCTCAAGTTATAGAAGGTTTGGCCCGAGCGTACCTGAATGACGGTACAATATCTGTAGCGGAAATGGACGCTGTATTTCATGAGGTTGAGGAAGAGAACCCAGCCTGATACAGTGAAATCCGCCATGTCAAAAATGTGGCTGAAAATTATAAATCTCAACAAAAGGACAAGCCTTGGCTAACCTTATTCATGACAGCGAAATGCTGTGGAACAACGATGGCCATAGGATATTTTTACGTATCGTAAAATCAGAACTTGAAGTTTATGATATATCGTGTCCACATCTAGATTCTTCTAATGCTGCATGCTACTCAGCGAGATATGGGTGTGCCGTCAAGTACTTTATTCACAGATTTGGCATGGACTGCAATGTCGGTTCATGTATGGCAAGTGAAATGCTCGAAATATGCTGGTCGCTCGTTGGTGATCCGACTGACCTAGATGAGTCGCAACTGTGGTTTGTGCCGCTCAATGATGAGGTTTTTCATTCATGGATGGAATCCAGAATGGGGCGATAAATTTGCTAACTGTAGTGCGTCTCTGACTTGGTTGCGTTTGCGTAGACGGCATCTATCCCACTCTGCGTTATTACCCATTTTCCATTTTCGCATTCAGCAAGAAACCCAAGATCAACTAAAACTTTAGCCGATCTCCTGACTTTTGCTGGCCCATCGAACACTCCGAGAATATAGGTTATTTCCGACTCCGTAAATGGTTTTCTGAGCATTTTGGCTACCATTAGAAGGCTATGTGTGTTTGATCCGCGTTTAAACATTTTCTATAAATTCCTTCAGTGCGATGATTTCTCTGTGGCTATTGAGTACGTTGTTATCAACAACGTAGCGATTCCTTCGACCACTTCTTTCGACGATGACGATACCGTCACTTTCCAAATTTGCAACCGCTTTTTCTATTGCCGTCTCGGAAACTCGCAAAATAACCGACATTGCAATTTGGGTTATCTCATTATCGAGGGCAATCAGCATCAACACCCTCATATTGGTAGTCAATATATTTGGTTTAGTAGTGTATTTACTATCATCGGACCACATAGTTAACAAATCGTTAATCTGCATTGATCCACACCTCCTACTGAACATATGATCTACTCTCGAGGTTACACCACATCGATAATCGGGAGGGGATTATGTTAGCTGATAAATTAAATGCAATCAATTCGCGCTCACAGAAGCATCAGTGCCGAATACCACATATTCTCGCTGACCTTTCGACGGACGATAAGACTGCCCTTATAGGAGCTCTTGCAGACTCGACGGTATCGATAAGGGCAATTTGTGAAACATTAAGAACGGAAGGAATACCTGTATCCCGCGACGCAATGACGCGTGGACGACTGTGTATTACTGGCGCTTACCCATGCAAATGCGGTATTCCAACAATAGGAGAAAACTGATGTCATTATCCGACAAGCTATCTCAGGCCTCATCGTCTGGATCGCGTACAAAAACACTTGGCGCCATAGCGGATTTGCTAGAGGCAAAGCAGATCGATATTAATGAAATTGGGGAGATTAAGAGGATCTCCATTTACCAGTCGATGCTCAAGGATGAAAATGGTGACCCGCAAGTAGTTGACCTTGCGGCAATTCAGATAAGTCCCAAGTGGGAATCTGGCCCAGAATGGCAAGTCATTCAGCGAGGACCATCCGTCAATATTCCGAAAACAAAAGTCAAACCACAGCGTAATGATTCATTCAAAACTTGCATAGTTGTTCCAGATATTCAATTTGGTTTCTTCCGAAATAAAGAAGGAGTTCTGGAGCCGACGCACGATGAACAAGCAATCGGTGTCGCACTGTCTGTCATCGAGCATCTCAATCCTGATTTGGTTGTTTGCGTTGGCGACAATCTGGACCTTCCGGAAATGGGCAAGTATGTCACCTATCCAAGTTACGCACTAACAACGCAGGCAACGATAGACCGAGCAACGTTATTTTGTGCAGAGTTGCGTGCGGCTGCTCCGACAGCAAAAATTGTATGGCTTGCTGGCAATCACGAAGAACGCATGCCAAAGTATATTGTCCAAAATGCTACGGCTGCTTATGGTTTGCGCCGTGGAAATACGCCAGAATCATGGCCCGTTCTTTCCGTCCCATTCCTATGCAGAATGGAGGACTTTGATGTTGAGTATCGTCCCGGTTATCCGGCATCAGATATTTGGGTGAATAAAAAACTCCGCATTATTCACGGTGACCGCGTGAAGAGTTCCGGCTCCACGGCGCACGTGTATTTGAACGCCGAGAAGAGCAGCGTTATCTACGGTCACATTCACCGCATTGAGTGCGCATTCAAGACACGTGAGGATTGGGATGGTCCACGAACAATAATGGCCGCATCACCGGGCTGTCTTGCCCGAATTGATGGTGCAATCCCCAGCACTAAGGGTGGTGTCGATTTGGACGGGAGGCCATTAACTCGTCATGAAAATTGGCAGCAGGGCCTGGGCATTGTCATGTACGAAGACTCTGGTGATCATAAGTTTTCCTATGAGTGCATGCCAATCTACAGTGGATGGGGAATGTTCCGTGGTCAAGAATTTTCGGCCAAGGAAGAAGCCACGACCACGAAACCAAAGAGCAGGATAGCCAAAAAGGCTAAGTGACATGACGACAGTTATTGGCATCACGGGGGATGGATACGCCGTTTTGTGTGCCGATAGTCGTATATCCTCGATTGACAATGAGGGATATACCTCGAGTGTTCAGACACTTTCGTCATCTATGTCTAAGATTGCCTGCATCGGCCCGTATCACATAGGGATTGCTGGCGATGTTCGGGCCATAAACCTAATTACATATGCCTTCCAACCACCAAGCCCACCACCGTCTATGCGTGGCAAAAAGCTAGATGAGTTCTTCACCACTAAGTTTATACCAGCATTACGCTCGTGCTATGAACTCAATGGATACTCATACGTAGCTACGGAATCCAATAATCCAAGATCAATTGAAGCTGGTTCTACGCTCCTCGTTGCGATTAATCGAACGATTTATCAAGTCGATAATGATTATTCGTGGTTTACGGATAGTAGTGGAATTTATGCAATTGGTACTGGTTCAGCATACGCAATTGGCGCACTTGGAATATTGTGCCCAAAGCCAACCACGCTACAGCAAGCAAAAAAACATGCAACAAAAGCAATTGCTATTGCCGCCAAACATGATCCACATAGTGGATTTCCTTACAATGTGATTATCCAGGATACGTCAATGGCTACCCCATCGACACGGACAAAGGGAAATGCAAAACGAACAACAAAACCTGAATGATTCAGAAACATCATGGATGGACGATGCCTCATGTAGAGGAAAAACATCAATGATGTTCCCCAAAGAACACAAAGACATTACTTATATAGTTGCAGCACGAGCATTATGTGCTGAATGTCCCGTCAAGGAACCATGTCTTGAATATGCATTACAGTTCCCAACGGTTGACATGCATGGAGTATGGGCTGGTCTCACAAGTAGGCAACTGGCAGCAGAGCAACGTCGTCGAGGAATATCCCCAATTCGACCAACGCTTGCCCAAATGTGGGGGTATGAGTCGTGAGTAGTAGATCAGATCACAAACTCAAATCCGATGAAATTGATTTTTTGAATGAGATGATCAAACATCATGAAATGGCAGTAAGGATGTGTAAAAACATGCTTAGCACCGTCAATCATCATGACGTTGAGTCAATTGCCTACTCGATAATTCAGGCTCAAGTAAATGAAATTGAGCTCATGAGGCAACTTTTAAGAAATAACTAGCGCCCATTCAAACTACGCATATAGTCATCGTAGATTATTCCCTCGGGAGCTTTACCGCATTCATATTTTGCGTATTCGGTATCTGCAATAATTTGGCATTCCTCACATTCAACAAATGTTCCTATGCCACGAACCGAAAATCTCAGATCCATATCCACGACGCGCCAAGTATGAGTGTCGTAGTTCTTCATTATCTGCTCTTGCGTTCCCCTAAATGGGGGGCAGATTTTTACGATTCTCCCAAGAAATCGAGACACTACTTCCCCTCTCCAGTCTCCTTTTCGGCATCCAGAGCTACGGGGTCTCCGCCATTAATAATCTCATCGGCAATGATATTTGCGTACTTCCTTCTCAGGCGCCAAATTTTTTTATTCATTTCATTCATTGTCGATGCGCTTCGTGCTTTCATTACAATGTCGTCGTCATATATGCCATGTCGCTTGAAGAGCGCATTATTAAAGTCCGATGACTCGAATATGATGTCAGATATCCAGCCACCACGGATATCTATTTGCATCATTAGCTCACACAGCCCCTCTTGTCCGAACTCTTCATAAATGCGTCCAACAAGGATTCCGCAAAGAGATGACCGATAAAGTAAATCGGCATCTCGATTCTGACTTATGAACTCACCCAAAAAATTGAGTAGGTCAGCTCGAGAAAACTCATTCTCATCGTCTTCTTCAAAATTCATGGCCGACCACCCCTTAGCGAAGAATGAAGCCTGACTAATTGTCTCACGAATATCCTCCAGCCATTGAAAGGATTGCATTCTGGGCAGCTTCCTTTTTTCTCGATACCCATGATGTCGGATCCATCGATGATACTGCCCGGTCGTCTGGAGACGCATCGCGAAAGTGGTCAAAATATTCAACTATTGTGTTGTATGCCGACCAACCATTGAACCCGAATCCTCCTGCATTTCTGTCCGAAATATAAAGCATTCGTACTATCTCGTTGATTTCTTCCCTGTTCTTTCTTTGGCGATTGCTTTCGTTTGTTTTAGGTGGGAAGATTGAATTAATTAGCGCATCAAGTTTCATTGATGAAGCGGGAATCTGGATTGTTAGCATTTTTTTCGCTGTCTGAGCTAAGTCTTTAGACCATTCAGCGGACAGCTCTAAAACTTGGCGTGCTTCATTGACAACATTATCTTGATTTTTTGTATGTCTTGCTGTAAAGACACGCAATGACGACTTCATTCCAGCATTCACTGTATTTTTACAAACAGCACGAACTGATGTATTGGCATAGGTAATTGGTGTCTTTCCATCATGTCCATTCCTGACCAATAGATATCTCTGTATTTGGTCATTGATGCCAGATGGGTCAATTGATAGTGGGCCCATATCGATGGATGCAAAAAATTCGCGCCCCTGATCGATTACTCCACATGTATCAACGATTGCATCACCAGAGCTAGCCCCAACTATGTCTAGCGCCCTGTTAAGGCAGTCAATATTTTGCTGAACAACGTAACGAGTGCCAACGGTGGATAATGCATCGTGAGTGCCGTCACTGTTTAATCGTACTGTAGCTCTGCTGTCATTTACTACTAAAGGAACAGAAAGTCCTTGTTCGTTTTGTGTAAATATGACATTGCCATTATCATCTACCGCAGCTACCTGTGTAAGAATAACGGAATAATCTGCATCGGCGGCTCTCAGCATTTCGGAAGCAGTACCAAGACCCTTAACCGGAGTTCCCATGCGATGCCAGGGAATTTCTACATCAGAATAGGCCATTCTGACTTTCCCTGCTCTGTTTTTATCTAGGCCATGAGACATCGCAACTCCTCTAGTTAAATTCAACTAAGAGCAGTGTACATGCTGCTAGTGACTAGCACAAGCCGTCAATATATGAGACTAATCTTTTTCTATATTAAGTTTATCAAGTTGATTTTGGGCAGAGATCCATTTCGATCTCCAAAATTTAGCTTCCTCTTCAGAGTCCCACAGCTTTGGGGCGCTAGTTAGTCGCCAGGCAAGATAGCCAGTTGCTACACCGGAAATGTAAAAAAACAAGCACATGTGTCGCCTCCAATCGAGTACAGCGTAGTGGGAATAAACTACGCAAGGGAACGTCACATATTACATGTATTTAAATATTTGTTACAGTAGCTTTCAGTAATTATTGCCTGTCTTTTTTAATAACGTTATAGACAGTAACTTTAGAAACACCGATGCGCTTAGAAAGATAGGTCGCAGCACCACGCAATGCGAAAAATCCGATTGTATCTAATTCTTTGATTACGCTGGAATACTCGCATGGCTCCATAGACCCAAGGGGCTTACCAATGACTGCCTCATATGCATCTATTATGGCTTTTCTTGCTTGCTCCAACGATTCAACCTTCACTCCGCAGACTTCGATTGAGCGAGGTACTTGAATCGGCATTGATAAATCTCCCTGATGGTGCGTTGGGCGCAGACTACATGACTGTAATTAACGGTTCAAGCATTGAGCTAAATTTCATTGCCGATACTTGCTAGCACCTCGTGGCCCATGGCCTCCAGCCACACTTATTGCGCTGTTGACTGTAGTTCCATATGGCTAATCCGGAACGGAGATTAACCTCGGGATTAAATAAGTCATCACAAGTATTCAGTGTTCCCTGTGCCTGCAGCCAACCGCTTGGGTTGTACTTATTCTTTCGGCACCAGTATCCATTAATCTGCATGAGTCCACGACTCCCGCCATTGGGGTCACTCTTATTGATGGTGCCGATATTGCAACGGCTCTCACGATAAATAACATAACTCAACTTGGGCCATTGAGCCTCAGTCCAGCCAACAGACATGGCAAGGTCATGCCACTCACCGCATCTGCCGTAGACAAGTCGCGCTAGGCCTATCCAGTCAACTCCAGAGAGGTCAATCGGCACGGTGGAATTAACACTTGGCTTCTCTGATTTTTGCACGACTATGCCCTTTGCGTTGCCAAACGTCAACCCAATAATTATGGATGTTGCCAAAATAATTGCAACGACTATAGATGCTATTTTTTCCGACCTGGTCATTTATGATTCCTCCTTCAATGCACTTCCATGATTACAACAATCGCTAATTTCACTCGGGGATTGGTCCACTGAATCGCCATGGCTTCCATCCAGATGTTTCCCAAAGTCGATAGGCAAAATATAGATTATTTGCTGGATTAAACATGTCGTCGGGATGAGAAAGACCCATCTGCGACAACCATTCAGTATGGACTTGGTTGATCTGCGTTAGTCCAGCATCAGCTCCATTCCAAGCATCTGGCTTGCAACGTGATTCACGCCAAATAACTTCACGTAAAAATTCCCATTCTTCCTCCGGCCAGCCAACATTAATTGCCACATCGTGCCATTCTCCACATTTTCCATAGACGAATCGTGCTAATTCAACAAAATCAACTCCACTTAAATCTGGGATAGTTGTTGTAGTCGTTGTAGCAACCGTGGTCAATGGGAGGACAGTGGTAGTTGCTGCCACTGTGGTTGGGATTGAAACATTGTTCTTGTCTGAAATTTCAGATGAATGATCATCTCCACCGCAGGCAATAACCCCCATGACCAATAGTGCCGAAGTGCCACAAATTATTGACAATCGTTTTGATAATGAACTTATTTTATTTTTATACATTATTAAATCCTCTTTCTATTTACAGGGACGCGACCAAGGAATAAATCCACATCCCTTATGGTCGTCATACCATCTGTACATTTCCCATGCCCAAGCAAAGTTGTAGCGGGGATCATTTATGACTTCCCAATGTCCATACTTCGCCTCAATGTCATCAAGCCACACTTGATTAATCTGTAGAGGGCCACGGTCATGGCCATTCCACTGGGGGTGACCCTGAATTACGTTCTGGCAACGTGATTCTGACCAAACTTCGCGAAGCAGCTCAGGAAGGAGTTCCCAGGGCCATCCTGCATCCAATGCGACCTGCGTCCACTCTTGGCAAGGAACATCAGGCGGAAGCGTTGGAAGGGAGAATCCTTCAGGGAGCGTCATGACAGTCGTTGTGGTGACTGGGACAACAGTTGTCGGCGCTGTCGTTGTAGTGACGGCAGGGGCGATAGTTGTTGTCGTTGTTGGCTCCGTTTGGACTTCCTCCCTTCCCTGTGCGCTGACACCGACTGCGATGCCTAGTGTGATTATGGGAATGGCTAAAAGTGACCTTAACGGATGTTTCATGTGTCTCCAGTGTTCGGCGGATACGGCTGGAGACTTGCAAGGCCTCCGTATGTACGGGCTTCCCCGTTACCTTCCAAATATTACCATTTGATTACAGTTATGCAACCACTTGACGGCTAAAAAATCATTAAAATGCGTTACTAGCAGGTGTTATGCTTCCAAAAATTTCTTTATCATGTCTACTGGATTGCTGAATTTTCCAGTTGCAGTAAATGACTTCTGATCTTCACCCAGACTGGCATCGATGTCCATACAGAATGTAATGAAGTCAGCAATATCGCGGCATGTATCGCGCTGCGCCTCCTGTTCTTCATCGGTCAAATCATCCAAATCAAAAGTTGCATAGGCATATAGCGCATCAGCAAGGCTGTCTGATAGGGCGAGAATTGCATCATAATTTTTTGTCATAATCTCACCATAGCAGCTCTGAGGAAAAACTCAAGTCGTAGAAAAACTTCTAGCCTATATTGAGTATTAGTATAGTAATTTATTATTTTTTGAATATTGTCTGGCATGGCTTGCACCGCATCCGGTGGACATGTAGTGTTCCGAATAACCGATTGGGGCGTGCCCCAAAACACAGAAAGAGAAATAAATGAGTCAAGCACCCGCGACGATCATCGGCAATGTGACCGATGACCCAAAGCTGACATTCACTGCTGACGGCAAGCCTCGCCTTGCATTTTCGGTAGCCGTTAACCACTACTGGACTGATGGTTCCGGAGAAAAGCAGGAGAAAGTCTCCTACATCAATGTTGTTTCCTGGCGATACCTTGCCGATGATTCTGCCAATGTTCTCGAAAAGGGTGTTGGTGTGATTGTCGTCGGACGACTCGAGCAGCGCTCATGGGAAGACAAAGAGACTGGCAAGAACCGCTCCATCATCGAGCTTGTTGCTGACGCAATCGGCGTGCAGACTCGTTCGATTGAGTCCTTTGAACGTAAGCGTCGGTCCGGTTCTGACGGACAGCCAGCCAAGAAGGCTGCTGCGCCACGACAGGCAGCACGTCAGGTTGTTGAAGAGGACGACGAACCGTTCTGACAATTCCACCATATCGATAATCCCTACAGAGAGAGGGATCGATTGCATGGCCCGCCAGAAATGGCGGGCTTTTGCATGTACGGAATCAACTTTGCTCCTCGTGTATTATTCGCAAGATGACCGGACGAAGACAAGCTCCAAAGCAAGAAGTCATCGCAATAAACAAGGTTGGTCCATGGGGCAATATTCGTTACGAGCATCAGCTTGTTTGTGGACACTCAGAACTTTTAGTGCGTGCATCATCGGCTAAAAAAATTGCGTGTTCATCATGCATGAATAAAAAAGACGACACACAACTCGCGGTCGGCACAATGAATGCAAACGACACCATGCAATCAGTTCCTCTAGATTATTTTGATACCCGACTTGATTTCAATGAAACTTTCGGGGAAGATGAGATTCTTGTTCGACGAGTAGCCGCAGACATAGCTTCACTACTTGGAATTCCAGTAGATGCAGTAAGTGTCAACACGGATGCTTCTGCTGGTAGGACAATCATAACTTCTGCATATATCTTTCTTTCTGGGAAAGATATTTCGAGATTGACACAGGTGAGGGGGGTCAATGGAAACAACAATTAAATATCCACCGAGTGGTGGTTCATGTCTTGGGAAGCCAACTGAATGGTGGTTCCCCAATTTTTCAAATCGCCAGCCAGCAGAAGAACGCGCTGCAGCACGGGCCCATGCATCCAAGGCAATAATGGTTTGCAATGAATGTCCGATCCGATTGGAATGCCTTGATTACTCACTTGAGTGGGAACCATTTGGAATCTGGGGCGGGATACCGGAAATTCAGCGAGAGAAAATGCGAAAGTCTCTAGGTTTGCGAATTAAACGCCCAACCATACAAGACGTACTTGGAATTGGATTTGGTGGTGGCGAGCGTGCTTGATAATACGCAGGAATTTCTTTCTCGTTTAGATGGTGTTGTTAAGACCGGGAATGGCTGGGACGCTCGGTGTCCATGCAGAAACGATGACCATAACCCATCACTATCGATAGCAGAACGTGATGGTGTTGTTCTCGTTCACTGTCATCGTGCTGGCGGATGTACGGTTGACCAGATTGCCTCATCTGTCGGAATGTCGATTCGTGACTTAATGTCGAAAGATCAATCACGTGAGTGGAATGGTAGCGAGCGTAACTTTTCCCCACAGCGACCAAACGGAGAGCCACGAAAACTCAACATTGCTGAACCACAAAAGCTGAAGCTTGTTGAAAAGTACAATTACGTATCAGAGCATGGCGAGCTGCTGTTTCAGAAAGTTCGATTCATTAAAGAAAATGGAAAGAAAACATTTCGCCAACGTAAGCCCGATGGGCATGGTGGTTATTCATACAAACTCGATGACACACCAAAGGTTTTGTATAACCTGCCACGAGTTCTAAAAGCAAAAGCAAAAGGTGAAACAATAATAGTTGTAGAGGGTGAAAAGGATGCTGACACCCTTATCAATATGGGATTATGCGCAACAACAATGCCTGGTGGTGCAGGTAAGTGGCTTGATATTCATACAGATGCTCTTGCTGGTGCAGTAGTTGATGTTATTGCAGATAATGATGAGCCTGGTCGACTACATGCACTTAATGTAATTAACGAACTTCGCAAAGCAGGATCCGATGTGCAGGGATGGATTTGCCCTCGCACAAAAGATATTACTGATTTTCTTGAAGACGGCGGTCAAATGGATGAGTTACTTAAGTTTGATGAACATACAATTCCTCCGTCTTCTTCGGAGTCCGTTGCAGTCGAAAATACCGAACAGCTTGCTCTCGATGATCAAGATGACGATGCTGACGAAAACTTTGAAGAAATTTTTCCAACAAAAGCCGATGAGATGTTGGCAAAAATTAAGACACTTATTGCGGATGGTGAGTCAAGTCCACTACGTGCCCTCACGCAAGTTTCCCTACTTGCCTCATCGGCACTATCGGAGTCAATCACGAATGATGGGCGGCTCGTAGACTGGCATCAGTTCGTCCAAGAAAATGTTGATGACTCATACGATTGGCTTATTCCTGATCTACTAGAAAGACGTGAGCGTGTGATTGTCGTTGCTGCTGAAGGTGTTGGAAAGACGATGCTTGCAAGACAGGTTGCGATTCTCCCCTCATGGGGTGTGCATCCCTTTACATTTGAGCGAATCAAGCCAATAACAACGCTGTTTGTTGATTTGGAGAACCCAGAGAGAATTATTCGCCGCACATCACGTGCCATTCATGGAGCAGCAATGTCGATGAATTACTCAATGACATCGCACTCGCATCTTTTAATGAAGCCTGACGGACTAAATTTACTTTCATCGATTGACAGATTGTATTTAGAGACACAGCTCGAATTGATTAAGCCAGATCTCCTTGTTCTTGGTCCACTGTATAAGGCATTTATTGATCCTGGCAATAAAACATCAGAGTCAGTAGCAATTGAGGTGGTGAAATATCTTGATACCATTCGCGTTGCCTATGGTTGTGCTTTATGGCTTGAGCACCATGCCCCATTGGGTGAATCAATGACAAGCCGGAACTTACGACCATTTGGATCGGCGGTTTGGTCGCGTTGGCCAGAATTTGGTTTGGCTTTACAGCCAGATGCGATGAGTGTGGGAGAATATGTATACGATGTTCGCCATTTTCGTGGCGAGCGAGATGAGAGACGTTGGCCAACTAAGATGAAGCGTGGAAAAAAGTGGCCGTTTGAGCCACTTGAATTCCGGACGGTGAAACATGAAAGATGACAAACCATCTGTAATGACAAGAGAATTTCTTGCCGAAAGAGATTCCAGAATACTCAAGATGCGACAAGCGGGAATGAGTGTTGCCGATATAGCAAAACGTTTCGGCGTGTCGTCATCTGTTGTTCAAAAAGCAATTAATAGGCAGCTTGAAAAACTCAATCGCGAAACAATGTTGGCCTATCCGGAAGTTCTCAGGATGGAACTAGAAAGGCTCGACAGCCTACAGTCATCAATCTGGCCGCTTACCCAACATCGCAAGGTGAGGCTCGATGATGGTAGTGAAGTACAAGTAGAGCCAGACCTAAAAGCAATTCAACAGGTTTTGCTGATAATGGACAGACGGGCAAAACTTCTTGGAATGGACAGAAATAATCTCAGCGTACAGATGGATATAACAACTCAGGACAATATTAAATCCACCCTTGTTGGGGAAACTCCGGCAGCAAAGTTAGAGACGTTTAATCCCGAAGCAGAAGCAAAGGCTTTGCTGGAATTAATGGGGAAATCCGGGATAATTTCTTCAAATATCATTGGAGAATTAATTGGCCCAAAGGATGATATTGTGGACGCAGAGGTAATTAATGATGTACAGTCAGACATGGAGGCAGACGATCATGTCCAGTAATGAGCACGTTGAACAACAAGACAACCTTGAGCAAGCGATGAATGCTGTGGCCGACATAATGGACCACTCAATATCCACACGAATTGCTGGGGATACACCTGCAGACAAGCAGGTTTTAATACGTACTACCGACGAGGATAGGGAGCGCTGGAAGGCTGCGGCGCAGGCACGTGGTCTGAGTCTGGCGGAATTTATACGTGACACTATCAATGAGCGTGTAGTAGCAATACTTGACTGCGACCACCCTCAGAACATGAGAAAATCTTACCCTTGGTCCGAGTTTTGCACTCGTTGCAATAAGCGTCTGAGATAAATCCGTCTACCACTTTCCAAGTGGGCATTTTGCTGACGAAAGACGAGTCTTCACTTTCATGAAGCAGCCACATTCCTTGCATTGGCGGGTCGGCTTATAAAATTTATCACAGTCAAAGCAGATAGCTAATCTCGCCGCTGCGTTCTTGTCTTTCTCAAACATTACTGCCGCCTTCCTTCAAGATGAAGTGTTTTTCCCAGGGTGATATATAGTTATCATCCGATGGAGGAGCTCCGTCAGATATTTCCAAAACAATGGTTCTCAGTGTGTCATTCAGGCTTCTTCCCTCGACATAATACTTATGCCCGGGATGTAGGTATGCAATTATATTGAGTATTTCCGTATTGCTGCCCTCCGCTGTCCTTACAATGGAAAGTCTCATAAGTAATTTTTCTGCATTCCATTCAAGTTGCCAGATTCTTCCAAGATATTCCATTCTCGTAGTAATGAATGATTCACGATATTCTGGAATACTTTCTTCGTTGTGTGAAATATTTAAAACTGCATCGTTCATGGTGCAACAAAAAATCCAACTAAGAAACAAATACCACTGATCAGTGCAGTTGCAGTAAGCCAAATTAATTTCTTCACACTTTCACTCCGTTCTTCGGTGATCGCTTCCGTGAATCTTACCACCTCATATTGTTCATGGTCAATGACCACTTGTCGAGCGTCACCATTTATTACAAAATCTGGGATTACCCTCTCTTGTTCGATTAGGATATCCATGAGTTCACCGCATACCGTATCCACGCGACAGCGTGCGTGTGGCTTCTCCATGGAAACTTCCATCAAATCACAGATGTAATCTTCGAGGATTTTTAGATGCATAGTTATTAACTACCATGCATTGGGTGGGTATGTCAATTTTGTTTTAAAAATAAATGGAAAGCTAAACCGCCCAATATTGCGCCAGCTATTTCTGGTCCAAACGAACTCTGTGTAGTGAGTCGTCGAATGCTAGTACTTATTGTCTTTTTCTTTTTCTTAAGAGCAACAATGTCATAAATTAAAATAAAAAGAGCAACAGATGCTGGACCAAAAACTATGTCGATGTCACGCTGGTTTTTCATTTGCGTCACCTGCAATGCCATAGTCTGAAGCTCGCCTACGCTCATGTGTCTTGATTGCGTCACAAAATGAACAGAATTGTGCACAATTGGTGCCATTATGCAAGAGCGTCATAAGGTATGCGAGGTTATCTGAGTGATCGACCTCATCTGCATACTTGCGCTTCTCGTTCAGTACAGAATCTTCCAAGTGGGAAATGTGAGATTTGAGATCACGTATGCGACTAACTAGCTCACTCATCCTGTTGGTCTTCCTTATCTCTGGCAAATGATGCTAGCCCTTGCCTAATTCTAATGCTGTCGTTCGTCATTACCATATGACGAAGTATTCGCATTGCCTGCTCTTCGGATAGTGAATCCGGCTCTGCTCCAATGAGAGCAGCAGCCTCTTCGATTGCGTTGAGTTTTTTTTCCATATCATCACCTCCGTCGTAGCATTATATACGACAGGATTGATTGTTTAAGTGGTTTTACTTCGACCGCTTAAACTTAGAGAAAAAACGACGGAATATACCCTTCTTCTTTTTCTTGGCAGAGGAATTATGGGGCTTCAATGCTTCCGAGACAACCTTCTGAACTGCCTTTTGAACATCAACTGGCGGAGTTGCGCCAGTGGCAGGGGATATAGAAATGTTTGAAGGGATTGTTGTTGGCGTAAATGTAACAACGATGTTATTGCCTGTTCCGCCATTGGTTGCAGTTCCATTTTCACTGATCGTGGTTGTTGTTGTGACCCGAGGGGTAGGCGCCTTGGGAGTTGCCGTTGCCTTTGGTGCGGCCTGCTTTTTGGGGCGACCCGCCTTCTTGGCTGGAGTAGTGCTTGATGCTGCTCCACCACCTGCTGGCTTCTTCTTTGGCTTAGCAGCAGCCTTCTTTTGCCCAGCAGTAGCTGACTGCTTCTTCTGAGCTGGCTTCTTCTGGACTGGCTTCTTTGCTGACATTGTAACTCCTTTACGATATGTCTGACGACCAGATATTAATACCACACCAGTGTTGCACGCTGCAACTATCGAATCTAGTAGTGTGGGCTTAATGAACACATACCCAGACGTTATAAGCAAGATGGCTTTATGTATGAGCGCTGCTCAATTGGCCAAGGATTCATTTGTTGACGAGTTCGGTATTGGGGAAGATCTTACTTTCAACTTTTTTGGATGGAAAGATGATAATTTAATCGTTGTATCGCAATTACGCCAAGAGCACTCACATTTACCAATTGAAAAGCGATTAATTCTATCGAGTATGGTTTTGGGGCATATGCGTTATTGCTGGGGTATCGATGCTGTAAGTGCCGTAGCTGAGGGTTTTGAAACATTGGACAAAAACTCACTACAAGGCAGAGAGCTAGCAGTTGCTTTTGTAGAAGAAAGGGGACTAGTTAAAGAATGTCTCACAGTAACACACTGTGAAGCAAATGAAATAACTTCACTACTAGAGGTATATCTTGTTTCGACAACATATACATATTCGCTTGGACGCACAGTTGAATGGGGGTCGCCGCTCGGTTTTACCAAGGGAACAGAAACTGTGCTTAAAAATTCACCTCTGCCAAAAATATTGATAGAATGCCTTTCAATGACTGCACCAGGATCAGTGACTGACGAGGAAATTGAGTCATCCATCGAAGAGATAGAGAAAATGGGTTTCAATATACAAGAGTTCGCTCCACTTGACTGAGCCACCTTTTGATGCCACAATGCGTTGGTAGGGGCCTGTAGCTCAGTGGTCAGAGCAGGGAACTCATAATTCCTTGGTCGTGGGTTCGATACCCACCGGGCCCACTATTTATTGGAAATAATTAAAGAACGGGGTTTGATGTGACAACTCGCTATCATGAAGTGACACTTCGCTGGCACGAGTATGCAATGGCATCTGAAATTGGACGACTGCGCCAACTTGCCTCAATTAAGCGGGGAAGCATGGATCAGCATGGTTTTGAGGGTTTAGGCTGGAGTGAACATATCGAAGGTGCATGTGGGGAGATGGCCGTAAGTAAAGTTCTTGGCATTTACTGGGACGGAGGAATTGACACCTTCAAGGCGGCTGATATATCGGAGAACATCCAAGTCAGAACACGTTCTTCACATAAATATGAATTAATTATTCGACCCAATGATGCGGATAATGATCTTTTCGTTCTCGTAACTGGAAAATGTCCCAATTATCGAATATGGGGCTTCATATCGGGGAAAGATGGCAAGTCCAGAAATTTCTTGCAGGAGCATGGTGGTCGACCGGCAGCATACTTTGTTCCACAAAATGAGTTACTTCCATTGACACTGCTTACAGAACAAATAAAGAGAATCTGACAAAATTCCTCGCAGTTTAAGGCAAGCAGAAGCCAGTAACTCAGTGGTTAGAGTGGCACTCTTATAAGGTGCAGGTCGTGGGTTCAATTCCCACCTGGCTTACAAGTTGATAAAGATCAATAGAGTATGTACTGCTCGTGATCGACTAATGTAAAATTGTCTTATGGGATACTTCTTTGACTATCTAAATGGAAATAACGCACAGGGCAACGGTTATATTGTTACGCGAGCTGACAGACAGCCATGCCCAGTATGTGGTCACCCAACTGGTGATTGTCCGGGCGAGGGTTCAATCGATTACGTTGTCGGTTTTGATATGAATACGAATAAAGCAACGCCGATGTATTTTCTTGAAGAAGATTATTGGGAAGAACGCGACATCACGCCGTATACCCGTGCTAGAGTCCTCGTTCACAAGAAGGGGTCCAGCATAACCAGGGATGAAGCAATAAGAATTGGTCTACTGAATCAAGATTAAATCTACAGTAGACACTTTCATTATTTTCTCCTAGGGTAAACTGATACATCCTACCCATAATCATAGAAAGAAAGTCACATGACTCGCATCACAGACGAATTTGTCCGTTCATATTCCACACAAACCCCACCTTGGGGATTTAATGGAATGGGTGAAATAGTTTTCCTGCGCACATACAGTCGCAAGAAGGAAAACGGTGATACTGAGTCGTGGGTCGAGACACTACAGCGAGTAATCAATGGCGCAATTGATATTGGCGTTCCTTATACCCAGGATGAAGCAGAGCGCCTGTTTGATCACATGTTTAATTTGCGTTGTTCTTTTTCTGGTCGATCCTTGTGGCAGCTCGGCACTCCACTAACTCAGAAATTCTCTGGCACGAGTCTCAATAACTGCTACTTCACAAATATTGAATCCATTGAAGATTTTGAACTTCTTTTTGATTACCTAATGCTTGGCGGTGGAGTTGGTTTTTCCGTTGAGCGCTCCAAGATTCACGATCTGCCAAAAGTGAAGGGCGGAGTATCAATTACTCATGAGCGTTCTAACGATGCCGACATTATTGTTCCTGACAGCCGTCAAGGATGGCGTCGACTCCTACATTCGGTTCTCAAGTCATACTTCGAAACTGGTCGATCTTTCACATATTCAACAATCCTGATTCGTGAGTATGGTGCACCACTAAAGACATTTGGTGGAACGGCATCTGGTCCAGGTGCATTGATTGATGGAATTGCAGACATCTGCAGGGTAATGGAAAACCGCGTTGGTAAGAAGCTCCGCTCAATTGATGTCCTAGATATCTGCAATATTATCGGTCGCATTGTTGTTTCTGGGTCATCGCGTCGCTCTGCGCAAATTGCAATTGGCGATCCGGACGATGTTCTTTTCTTGCGTGCAAAGAATTGGGGAACTGGAAACATCCCAGCATGGCGTGCCAACTCCAATAACAGCATCTATGCCGACTCATACGATGAGATTCTTCCAGAACTCTGGCGTGGATATGATGGAACTGGTGAGCCATATGGTCTCGTAAACCGCAAGCTTGCACGCAAGTATGGGCGAGTTGGTCAACTCAAGTCAGACCCAACAATCGAGGGATACAATCCGTGTGCAGAAATTGCGCTTGGTGATGGAGAGTCATGCAATCTCTCAACAATCTTTCTGCCAAATATTGACTCACTCAAGCAATTCAAAGACATCTCATATTTGCTATACAAGACACAGAAGCAAATTACTCGCCTGAACTACCCATACGAAAAGACAACCAAAATCGTTCAGAAAAATGCACGGCTTGGTCAGTCGATTACTGGAATTCTTCAGTGCGAGCAAGAAAAAATTAACTGGCTCAGTGAGGCATATGTTGCGCTAGAGGAGCTTGATGCCAAGTACTCAAAAGAGAATGGACTTCCGACATCTGTCCGACTAACTACCGTACAGCCATCAGGAACCCTATCGCTTCTACCTGGAGTTACACCTGGCATTCACCCAGCCTATGCTCAGTACTACATACGACGAGTGCGATTTGGATCATCTGATCCACTCGTTGATGCGTGTCGCAAGCGTGGCTACAAGGTTCAGTATGACGTAGGTATTGATGGCCGAGAAGATCACACTCGTTTCGTCGTTGAGTTCCCATGCGAATCACCCGAGGGTTCCGTTCTTGCTAAGGATATGACGGCAGTTGCTCAGTTGGAGTGGGTCAAGAAGATGCAGACCGAGTGGGCTGATAATGCCGTATCGGTGACTGTGTATTACCGTAAGGAAGAACTTTCAGAAATCAAAGAGTGGTTGTCTAAGAACTATGATGACTCAGTTAAGTCTGTATCGTTCCTTCTTCATACTGACCACAACTTCCCATTGCCCCCATATGAGGAAATCACTAAGGATGCCTATGAGAAGATGTTGGCAAAGGTTGACTTCTCTGTTCCATTGCATCGACAAGCATTTGATGGCGAACTAACAATGGATGATTGCGCCACAGGAGCGTGTCCAATCAAGTAAATTGGGTTGCATAAATCATAAATATCAATACATCCCATTGTGCTGGAATTAATATTCTTTGAGGTGTATTGACATTGGCGAGTAGCTCAGTTGGCAGAGCAGCGGACTGTTAATCCGCTTGTCGTAGGTTCGAGCCCTACCTCGCCAGCCACGCAATAGGGAGAAAACTATGACGCAGGGATATGATCCAGTTGCTGAGTTTAATTTTCGTCTCGAGGATGAGGTAATTTATCTCCGTAATCGAATCAAGCAGATGGAAGCACAGCTTTCTGATGAAAGACAAATTGCTGATAATTTAGCCAATTTGTTATACTCTCTCGACCAAGAAGTTAATTTTAATATAAAGAGAAATTCTGCTCTTATTTCCTACGAGCGTGCCAGAAGGTAGGTGCATGATGGAAGATGATATCGTGAATCAACTGCTGGCATTTCCAGACTGGAGCCTCTGTCACAATGCTGCCAAGGAAATTGAACAACTTCGCACCAACTGTGAACGATGGAAAAAAGTAGCGGATTTATTCGGTCGAGCATATACTACGGATAAATCGGGACAGTTTGTCATCTCGGATGGTTCTGATTTGTTTAGAGCAGTTATGGCATATGAAAAGGCATTGCGTAGTGAACGAAACAACATTGCAGACAAAACTACAAGAAATATGGAGCCTCCTCGCTGAAGCATATGAGCACTATTTCTCATACGAATCACATTGCAAGTCGGATGAGGGCGCTGTTTCTGTAAACTACCCAACATTCTTTGAAATGCGTAATGGCAAAACAGAACCAACCATATCTGTTTACTCATATTGCCTTGGCCCAAATCGTAATCATCATTTCTCAAATATTGATGATGCCTTAGCAGAGGTCCGCAAATGGCATAAGAAAGAAATGGAATATATTCCAGAGAATGGTGAGGCCGATAATGACTGACGACATCATTACCCGACTGCGTGATATCGCCAGTCTACGTGGCGACATGAGTGGTCGCATTATTCCATCCGCTTGCTGGGAAGCTGCTGATGAGATTGAGCGCCTACGACAAGCGGGAGATGCTCTTGCTCACGGCATCCGCACAGGACAATGGGATGATGCGCTAGACGCATGGACGGAGTTGCGTGGTGAGTGACGACATTGTGAGCCGACTACGAGAAGACATATTATGGTGGGGGGAATGCAAAGACTACTGCGGCAAATGTGGTTCATGCCTTGAAGCTGAGGCAGCCGACGAGATCGAAAGGTTGCGAAAAGAATTACCAAGTTTCAAAATGATGAAACAAGATAGCTCAAAATAATTTCTTCAATTTCTTAGTCAGAACTTGAAAATGCCTCTGAATTACGTAATTATTGAGTGAAGTAATGATTGAGCAAAAATGGAGGGGAAATGACGTCTCGTGAATTTTTCAAAGATGCTGCTTGTCGTGGATTGAGTCCTGAACTGTTCTATCTTGAACAAGGGGAAAGCACGATATCAACGACAATACAAATATGCGGAGAGTGCCCAGTACGGCTGGAGTGCCTTATGTATGCCGCAGAAACTCACGAAATTCATGGAATTTGGGGCGGAGTTTCACCACGTGCCCGCAGACCTGGTCAACTAGCACGCACAATAAAGAAGGTTGAAAGAGATATTGCCAGACGCAAGGCGATGACCCTGGAAGGCGAGCAGCGTCGAAGGGCTATGAAGGCAATACGAGAGACAATGTAATTTACGGATTGCAATTTGATCCATGTCACATAATGAACTAGTGTGCAATAAATGAATCGACGCGCATTTCTAACATCAGTTTTACCATTGTCAGCCATTTCGACTGGCTTGGGGAATCAACAAAACAAGTATGAAGAGCTGCCCGATCTTCCCATTGAGCGCGAGCAGGCGGTTCTCACTGCCGCAAAGTGGAATGCCGTCATTGAAAGAATTAATACCATTTCCAGAAAGAGAAGTTAATGCTTTCCGCCAGTGAACTTAAGTGGCTGACATACGCTGTAGATGAATCACTAAATGCATCACATACTCAGTGGCGCGTTGGGGCGGTTCTTGTCAGGTCTGGGCGCGTACTTTCTGTTGGGGTAAACCGATATCGAAATAACCCATCAAAAGTTGACATCGATGGTGTTTCGTACCACGCAGAAGAGGTTGCAATACGACGTGCCGGTAATGCCGAGGGTGCAACGATATATGTTGCTCGAATGACACGAAGTGGAAAAATTGGCCTTGCTCGACCGTGCAAGAGGTGCCAATCACTCCTCCTTGATAATGGCGTACAGTACGCTATATGGACAGAACCAAATGGTTGGGGAAAAGCAAGAATCAGCAGGTTGATAGATGAGCAATTTCCAGACAAATCAGAACGGCCAGCAGAAATCCACCCTCTATTTGCACGAGGACTTCCTTGTACTTGACTTTCCATTTGATGAAAAACTGGTAAGTGAAGTTAAGTCAATAAGTGGGGCAAAATGGGACAAGATATCAAAGATTTGGAAAGTACCAGTTTCAAGCCTAAAGGTAGCTCGTGACTTCGCTATTAAGTACGATTTTGAAATCACTAATGAAGTTTTAGCTTTTGATCTTCCGATTCACCCAAATCCCGGCGGCGGACTTGGCATAGATGGCGAATACTTCACTCTCGCCTTTAAATATGACCCAGTAATGGTTCGATCAGTTAAGCAAATAGACGGAATTACATGGGACCCAAAAACAAAGGCATGGAAGGCTCCATTTTCTGCATCTCAGTCCGTTATTAAATGGGCACAGACCTTCAGACAACCAATCCCCGAAGACGTGAAGGTAGTAGCCGATAATATTGTTGCTGACCTGACAGCCCTGCGTGATGCAAGTCGTTCCACGGATGCCGAGATCCATATTGAGACCCTCAATGGTCAGTTATTGGCATATCAGCGCGCTGGTGTTGCTTATGCCGCCAATGCACGTCGTGCATTTATTGCGGATGAAATGGGCCTTGGGAAAACATTGCAGGCAATGGCTACGCTTGAGTACCTACATCAAGAGTATGAAAAGTTTGACGGTTTTCCATCATACCCAGCTGTTGTTGTATGTCCACCAAACTTGGTGCTTAACTGGAAGAATGAGTACAACAGATTCTTGCCTGAACGAATTGTTGAAGTATGTTTGAATCGTAAAGAAATACCAATGTTTGGAACATACGATGTTGTAGTTATTGGATATAGCAATCTTGCTGCGTGGGAAAAGAATCTCATGAAACATAACGCTTATGTTTTTGATGAGTCTCACTATTGCAAGTCAATGGACGCACAAAGAACGCGTGCCGCACGTAAAATCGTAAAATCAGCTCCATCGAATGCTGTAGTACTATGCCTTACTGGAACTCCAGTTACAAATAAACCAGCCGAATATGCGCCACAATTAGATATTCTTGGACGACTCGACAAGTTTGGTGGTTTGTGGGGTTTCTACAGACGCTACTGTGCCGCATATCGCGATAAGTGGGGGCAGTGGCATCTTGAAGGGAACTCAAATCTCGAGGAGCTAAACGATAAACTACGTTCAACTTGTTATATCAGGAGAACAAAAGACCAGGTCATGCAAGACCTTCCCCCGGTAGTTCACAATCCGCTATTGGTTGATGGTAATGCAACAATTATGAAAGAATATTCAAAAGCACAAGCTGACATTGTTTCATATTTAGTAGATCAAGCAACACGTATTGCAACCGAAATGGGACTACCAATAGGTGCTGCTGCAGTTCGTGCTCGGCTTAAAGCGGAAGCGCATGATCACCTCCTCAGAATAAGTGTTTTGCGAAAAATTGCAGCAAAAGCAAAAATGGAAATGGTTCATGAATGGATTCAGGAACGCATATCGGAAGGAAGAAAGGTTGTAGTCGCTGCGCATCACAGGGAAATAGTCAACGAACTTGCCAATAAGTATGGTGGGCTAAAGATTCAGGGCCAGATGGATGTCCAGACTGTCGAGGATATGAAATACAAATTCCAGACAGCATCATGCGAAGAGGCTCCAGTAATTGTATTATCTATCCAGGCAGCAAAGACGGGACATACACTTACTGCATCTCAAGAAGTTCTATTTGTGGAACTTCCGTGGACTCCAGCCGATGTTGATCAAACATACAGCAGATGTCACAGAATTGGCCAAAAGGGTTCAGTAACCGCGACATATATGATGACGAATGGAACAATAGATCAGGAAATATATGATCTAATCGACCGAAAACGTCGAGTAGTAGACAAGGCGGTTGATGGTGAGTATATCGATGATGCTCCAGACGCGACAAATATAATTTTTAATCTACTTGATTCAATCACATAACTTGCAAATAATAATTTTAATGCTAAAGTGTCGAAAGGAGGAAAACCCCCACCATCCTCCTGCGTTGAGCCCCTAGCGGATCCCCCTCCGGCTAGGGGCTCCGCTTTTATGTTAGTGGATTGCAAAAGGTGATTGTTGGCCCGTTGTCATCAATTTTAACCTCTGCCTGCGCGAGTGAGTAATTGAACTCATCGATTGACGCAATATTTATGGATTCGATTTTTCGTTCTTCTAATATGTTTAAGAGTGATTCAATTACCTCCTTCAGTGGCCCACGCTGGCCAACAATAATGTGCTGACCGTCTGTTGTTGTAAATGCGATTCCCCCAGAAGGAAATGTTTTAGTCATAAACATCATTTCGGCAACTTGGCAAATGTCGGGGAATAATGAACGAGCTGTTTTTGTTGCGGAACCATTCTGATCAACAAAAAAGAATAAAGCATCAGCCTTATTGGCAACAGCTGAAACGTTTTTTTCCTCAATTCTCATTTGATCCTCACATTGCATGTTTCGCAGAATTCCATTCCCTGGAATTCAGTGACGACAATATCGCAGGCAGGACGCCCACACGGCATCAGTACTTGTTCTCCACGAAGATATGCCTCGAGTTCAGTCTTGACATCCGGAATCGCGAATTGTGCCGACCCAGGCTGTGGAATTCCGCGTTCTGAACGCATGTGTTCCCAGACGCAATATAAAATGTATTGCGACAGTGGCATATTATTTTTTCTTGCAGCATCAACTATCTCGTTTTTAACCGAACCCTTGACACGCAAAACGATATTACACAAATGATTTATGTGTTTTGTCTTCTTCGCTTGTTTCATAAATTTTAACTATAGTTTATTTTTGGGCTTTTAGTCTTTTCATTCCACCAAGTGTATTAACTATTGACTGAACTATGCCATATGGAAGATCAAACTCATTACCCAAAGATTCAATCGTATCTCCAGGTCTTAGATTTGACGAAACATGGGAAATAAGTGATCTTTCATTGTTTGATATTTCTCGACTGTTTCGTTGACGTGGAGTGGTTTCGCTATTTGAACGCAATTTCCTCAACCCACCAAGCTTGCGCAATTCAACGCCAACAACCGATGTCGAGACTCCAAATTTTTCAGCTAGTGAACTGATGGTGTCATCTCCAGATATGGTGCCACTCAAGTAATTGCGTAAAGCAATTGTTCCAGAACCAGACGGAACACCACGTCTACTCCTGTTATCCCAACCACGATCAGCCCTAATTTTACTAAAACCGCCGAGTTTTTGAACCTCAATACCAACAGTTGATTCAGAAATATTAAATTTGCGAGCAAGAGAACGTATGGTGTCGTCCTCTGCTAGTGATGATTCAATATATTCACGAAGAGCAATTGTATTTGGTCCAGTAACTTTTCCACGCCTATCAGCTCGCACGGCGGGCAGTTCGCTATTGGAACGTGTCGTTGACTTACTTCCAGTAGTATTTACCCTACGGGCCATAACCCTATCTAGTTCATTTTGGATTCCATCTATTGCGCTTTCCCTGGCACCTGGTTTTTTCAGCTGGGATGGACTTATGTTAGTAATGCGTGGATCTTCCCCTGCCTTTAAACGCTGTAAGGCCTCCTGAAGAATCGCAATATATGGAGTTGTTTGACCATCCTCGATAAAGGATGTATCTACCCCTTCAAATTCGCTACCAGCAACGCTCTCAACAAATGTGCGTGTCATTGCTGGATTATGTAGTTCAACCTGACTGCCAAGCCCACCAAGAACATCGGGGACAATCTTAATGCCATGCTGATCCATGGCATCGTCACCCATTCGAACTAGTCCGATCAGTCCACCAAGATCATATGAAACGGACGTTGAATCATCTACATTTAGACCGAGAACATCATTTCCTTCTTTTTTGGCGACATCATCCATTCCCATAATGATTGCCTCGATATCCTGTAACTCAATGCCGCCAGCAACTATAGCTTCGTGATACTTGCCACCATCATTTTCGTTATTTGCCCTATATTCAACAAATGCCTTACGTGATCCGGATGCCCTTAGGAGAATATTTTGTATTGATGGCCTATTGATCGTCTGGCCGCCAATTATGTAGGCGGCAACCTCCGGGTCGCTCAATGATGCAGCAGTAAATGATTCCTTTGTATCGGCCTGACCATCTCCGCTGTGGAACCTACTCCTATCGCCCGTTTCTGGACGCAGTATTATTCTTGCTGGGAGGCCACTCCTACGGTCTCCTGTTTGGAAGTTGGTTGCGCCATACGGCGATCTGTGGAGCTTGGAATACCTTGAATCATCTCCAAGAGCATAGCCATCAATAATGTCTATATCTTCTCCATATATTTCACGCAGTCGTCTTACGTGATCATCATTTATGGATGAAGGAATCATTTCGCTACTAATTGTTCGCTGGTCAAGGAATGGGTCATTCCCACCTTCAGGAACCGGAAATCCATAAAGGGCTTCTTGCCTAGCGCGTAGCGCGCTGTCGGTTCCGGCGAATCCATTAACTCCGTGATGTGGTGTGAGCATTCTTCCTTGAGATATTATCCCACGAGCGGAGATTGTATTTGTCCAATGTTGTGCTCTTGGATCAAATGATTCACCTATATCACCAAATATTTCACGCATTATGTCTTCAGATTCCTCATCGGATGATGAGTTAGCAAGTCTTTCTATTATGGAATCTAGTTTTTCAAGTGCTTCAAGTTCGTTTGATTCTATGAGTCTTGTTCGGGCGGCAAGTATATGAATATCATTACCAACGTCGCTCCACCTTATCTTTGCTATTGGTCGTCCATCTTGGTCGATTTGTGCCAACTGGCCCATAATGAACGCATATCCAGCATCTTTTAATGTTTTTCTACCACTAGATACGACATCCCTTGCTGCTTGCGAAAACATCGGAGCTATTTCTTTAATTTTTTTATTCCAGTCATTTCGCATCCGCTCTTCGGCTTCCCCTTCTTCCAGAAAGTCGACACCACGCTCACGAAGATCATCGATTATGGACGCATTTCTTAAATATTTTGCGTCTTTTGCAAATCCGCGTTCTGAACGCAATCTGTTCATGCCACCGAGTTTTTTTACTCTTTCATTTATGACAAAAAAGCTCAGTCCGAACTTCTCAGCTATTGATCCTACCGTGTCATTCTCCTCAAGGCTATTTGATAGATATTTGTCTATTTCATCAAGTATTTCTTTTGGTGTTTTTGCCACGCCTACTAATTTGGGCGAGTTGGTACTGGATTTGCTACCAGAACCTGGGTCATCAATATCATTATCAATATCATTATCGCTATAAACGCGGGAAAGTAGTTTTCTATTCTTTGTCGAGACTTCTTTAAACTTATCTATCAGTGCACTGACTTCCGGAACGCTCATATCCATCATTTTCGCGACGTCCTCAATGGAAAACCTATCTTTTTCTGTCAAATCATTGAGATGCCCACCGAGGCGTATTGAATATGAATATTCGACAGGATCTTTACTGAATCCCCGCAATAAAAATTGTTTATATTCTTCTTCTTGAATCTCTATATGTTTATTGATCAATTCGGGGATGGTAATGTTGAGAATTTTTGCCATGGATGACAGTCCGGTCCTATGCTCATAAAGTGTTTCAAAAAGCATTTCTGTAGTGAAATCATTTTGTTTTGCGTACTCCCTAAATAAATAAACAATACGTTGTTCTGGAACGCCCAGGAGCTTCGCAACGACTTCGATATTTGGTAAGTATTGAACAAATCTGGCAGTATTGCTCACTGGTAGTCCCGGATTTTCGGGAACGAAGGCGCGATATATGTACATCCCAGCGGTAGCCTCATCCTCTGGGAGACGCGAGAAGCCAATCATCGCCATTCGCACATCATCTTCTGTTGTGCGAAAACGGTTGGCAATTGTTTCGATACTGTCATTCGATAGTATCATGTCCCATACAGCCTCCCGTACTTCTTCATCACCCCCAACAACCACACTGTCCGTCAATGGTCCCCTATTGACATAAGCAAGAAACTCATCGTCTGTCGCTGACGATGGGTCAAGTGTGTTTTCTGTATCCAGGTTCTCAAGTGAATTAGCGTACTGTTCGAGTTCATCAGCCCCATAACTGGACTCATCTTCACGCATCCGCGCCACCGTCCTCCTTATGAGTTCGATAAGGCTTTCTCTAATAACAGGGGTAAAGCTTTTTCTAAAACTTTCTCGTCCTCTAAAATTTCCTCCAAGACTAGTGGTATTAAGGGTTTTGTAGACTCTGAAACTACTATTGGCATTACCCAACGGGGAATCAAGAAATTGAGCAACAGTCATACCTAGTTCACGAGCTAGGATGGGAATTTCCTCTAACGGTAGTTGCCCCATATACCTTGAATAAACTGCAATTTCTAGATCTAAATCAAAAATGTCTGCATATTCTCGGATATTAAAACCTTTTCGGAAACCATTATATGAGGCCATGATCCTTAGGGCGGTTGTTTTATCTACGCCCATAGCCTGAACAATCTTTTCCCCAAGTTTGTGAAGTGACTCCTCCCCATTATTATCAATAAAGAACTTAAGAATAAATCGCGGGGTTTTTATAAGATCGCGTAGTAATCTAAATCTATTGTCATATACACTATCGAATAAACTACGCTCGGGCCCGTCGTTATCATCATACTCATCATCATCATCATCATCATCACTGAGCATGAGAAGTGTATCATCATTGATATCATCATCACTCATTTGGGCTGTCACTAAAGCGATAACGAATAGGGGTATTCCGGTTTCTTTTTCAATTTCCTCTGCGGAGAGTGACAGCTGCAGACGCTCAACCTCCTTACGCGCATAATCCATTGCCGCTCGATGTATATCTTCTTTGTCCATCAACAAACTGAATTTCATATCATCCATTTCTCGAGAGTTCATTCCTCTGTTGATCCAGTCAAAATATTTTTGCGCCACGTTGGTGCTGGATTTGCTACCATCTACCGAAGATACCTCAGAATTCTGTTGTCTATTCTTTAGTTTCAACTTTCGCAATCCGCCAAGTAAATTAATTCTATACCCAACACGGCCAGGACTTATGCCAAATTCCTTAGCTAGTGAATTAATCGTGTCGGTATCGCGAATAGAATTCAGGGCATGTTCTTCCAATCTTTGCATCGGCGGATCATCCAACTTCGTGGTACGCACGAGTCCACGCTCCTTGCGTAATTTCCCAATACCACCCATGCGTGTAATTATTGACTGTGCACGATTTAACGGTATGCCAAATCTTTTAGCTAGCGATGTTGCGGTATCCGATGACTGTAAGCCATCGAGGAGATATCTCTCCAGTTCAACAGTTCCAGCGAGTTTCTGTTGACCGCTATTACCTATAGCAATCCCACGATTACGCCTTAATGCCTGAAGTCCACCCATTCTTAAAGTAATGCTGTTTATAATTGCTGGCGGCGTATTAAATTTTTCCGAAAGAGAAATAATGGTATCATCTTGGCTTAACTCATTAGTTAGATAAGACTCTATTTGTTCACGTGATGCGGTTGATGACTTGCTTCCTGGGGTTGTAGATGTGATTGAAGCATCATCATTCAGCTCTCTTGACTGAACTTCTATAACCGCCCTACCAATAGAGTCAATGCCTTTTTTGCGTGAAACTATAGATATTGCATGACTAAGCATTTCTGCAGCCGAGGCATTAACAAGTTTACGATCCTCATCATCATATTGATCATAAAAATTGTCTTTTGGTTTATCTATGTCGCGTGCTCCGATTTCATCAATAGCAGCATTGATGCTATTAATTATTTCCACCATTGATTGTGTGCTTGGAGCCGTATTCAATAAATCACGCATTGCTCGATTGTCAATATCTAATAATTTATTAATTTCATCAATATCATCTTGAGTAAGATCAAATTCCGACTTAATTCTGCCCATCTGCTCAGTCAGAAGTTGCTTTGCTTTTTGTGACGCATTGCGCGATATATCTGCTGCTTTATGTTCAGATGACATAAATTCTAGTGAGCCAATTATTTCTTTAAGCTCTGCGTTTATTCCATCAAGAATTGCCTCAAGTTGGGAATGTCTATTTTCGTACCTTTCCCATAATTCATTATCTTCATCATCAAGGAACTGCTCTAGGAATTTAATCTGATCCTCAACATTGCGTCGAGCCCGTAGCAAATCATTAAATCTCTCAATAACAAGATCGCCACGCCCTTTTCGAATATCCGATATGGCGCGCATGCGTATGTTTGGAACAAGTGAGCCAGTTGTACTTTTTGATCCGGAGATTACGGATTCATTACTGCGCATTCTCTCAGCAATATTATTTAGTTGATATTTGAAAGGATTGCGCTTGAATGGACCATTAATCTTGCGTAGATCACCTGAATCCAATTGTCCGAATCGTGGCCTGAGCATATCTTGGCTACTGCGATGATTCATTTCCTGGGCAGCAATCAGTGTTCTTGTTGCTCCAGAGGCTTCGGTAAGTGGTGAAAAGCTTCTCGTACTAGATTTGCTTCCATTAATTGGCTCACCGTTACTGTCCCGTGGATCAAGTATCTCAATTGCCTTATCCCAGTCGACTCCAAGATAACCGGTCGCATCGCTGCGATTATCAAATATTTCCCATAGGAAATCTCTCATTTCGCTCAGTAATTTTTTCCTATTTGGATCAGAATCACTGGTTTGGGAAGTCGCTGAATTTATCTGCGCATTTATTAAGCGCATTATATTGCCGTCTATGAATATTTGATGAAGTGCATGTTGTCTTTGTTCGGGAGTCATGTTATTGAAAGATTCAGAGGACTTCCATAATGACAATTGAACCAAAAATGCAGCCCATTCTCCATGCCTATCGAATCCGCGACCAATACCCATATGCTCGACTGGATCGTGCGGATTTCCCGTGCGAAAGATGCCAGTATACGGCAAGAATAGAGACTTCAGAACCGTATATACGATAGAGCCGTTTAATTGTTGTGAACCAAGAATGCCAGTTCTTTCTGCAAATTCTTTAAATTTCTTTATATCTTCTTTTGACTGTTCGGTATAGTCTCCATCGTACATGTTTGCAGATTTATACAATCTATCTAACGTGGCTAATATCTCTTCTTTTAGATCGAATGTTGCTTTTCTTAGATCCCATAGTCCATCTGCCTCTTCCTGGGTGGGCATGCCACCCATGAAGCTCTCTATGATTCTTTGAACTTCTTCAGGAGCCGACTCGCGCCCACTCTTTATGAACTCAAAAAATTCCATCATTCGATCAATGGATGGTATTTCGACATTGCGCCAATTTCGTTCATCGGGTATAACACTAGATACGCGTGGGTCGGGGGCAAATACTATATATGGCAATCCGTCTGATGCTACACCAACCGAGAATGACTGCAATATCATGCGTACCGTTTCTTCTGGCATGCTTACATGAAATTTGAGCCCTGATTCATTGTTTAGAATTTGCGTAATCGCATTAATCGCACTATCAAGTTGGTCTCTGGCTATTTGTACATTTTGTGGATCTAAGCCAAGCTCATTTATCATTCTCTCGATGAGTGCTTCGGTTGGATCACCTGAAGATGCGATATCAGCATCAATGAGACCAATGAGCTTCCTCCCAATTTTCTTTCTATTTGGGTCTATCCCATCGGCATCTGGAAGGTGATGCAGTTGTGTTTCTTCTACTACTGCATTGATATCATCCAAATTCATTTCGTTTATTGGCTTACTAATCTTTGTGGATGATTTGCTACCGTTTAATGGAACCCCATTTTCATTACGTGGATCAAGTAGCTGAATTATCTCATCAGCACTCAACCTAGAATCTGCAATACTCCTACCATCAATATTATATTGCGATGTTTCAGTTCCTATTCCCTCAAACAATATGGCCGTTTCTTTGTTTTTTAGAACATCCGGCTTCTTGTCCTTAACTATAGAGCGCGTTATTCTCGTAACTATTGAGTTTATTCCACTAAAAACATCTTGTATTTCCAGGGGTGATATAAGTCCTGTTTGCTCTTTTGCCAATAGGGGCAAAATATTATCTATAAACTCTCTATCACCAAGCATTTCCCGTAGTAGGTCGGTCATCATTTCAGGTGGCATATAGTCTACGACCTTATTGGCATAAATTGCATTCATTAAAAGACCGACTGCCCGTTTGATATTTACTTCATTTGTCGCAAGCGTACGTTCAGGAATAAGATTATCGACAATTCCTTCAGTAATAATTTTTTCAATGTCGATAGCTGCAGGAAGAATCTGGCGATCTGGGTAGAGTCTATTAAAGAGTGGTCGTAGGCCCTCTCTGTGAGTTTGTTGTTGAAAGTAGAATATTTGTTCTGAACCAATATTAAGAAGATGTGCAATAATATTTTTTCGAGCAAAGTCGATTACCCTTTCATCTTCAATACCCAATTCTGCAGCGACATCCCGCACCTGGCCATCCGCTACACTAAGTGCAAAAAGAAATGTGGCCCATTCCCCGTGACGGTCAAAACCACGACCAGTTACTGCGTGCTCTCCATGATCATGACTCTGCGACGTAGATAAAACCCCAAATATTTCTCTTATAATGACTTCGGGAAATGATCGTGGTCGGCCCTGCCCTTCAGCACTTAAACCAAATAATTTCTCAATAAATTTACGATTTTCTTCATCAGATAAATTATTAACTGGCAAATCATTAAGTAACTCCAACCAGAACTTTCGTATATCCGCATCAGGGGTTGCCGATCTCAAACTATCAATAAAATTAGATAATCTCTCTTGTATTAGCTTGCTACCAGTATCTTCACCCCCAATAATCATTCTTGAGATTTGAAGAGCCAATAGCTGCGCCTCTTCTTCTTCTTCAGACCAATTCGAGCCAAAATTATTTTCGAGCCGTTCACCGATTTTGTCTAGTTCTGCAACAGATGGCGCCTCTACCGTAGACCAATTTCTATCTTTTGGAAGAAGATCTTGCAAGTATGGCATCCCCATAAAAGTTATGACTGGAACGCCATTAGATGAGACGGATAGTTCAATTGATTCGAGGATATCAATTACTTGTTTCCGTGTTAGTCCTGGGTGTACATACTCTGGTATCTGTCCACTTTTTACCATATCGTACAACGCTTGTATGTGGGATAGGTCATCAGACAGGGCTCGCCGAATAGCTACTTTTTCCTCAGTAGTAAGTTCGAGATCATCATATATTTCTTCTGCTTCTCGACCTACGAGTCGATACCTATCCGTGCGTGACTTAGATCCATGTACCGGACTTGCACCTGATTCATCCGCAGTGGCATTTAGAAGTCTATTTGAAGCATCATTTATTCTAAAGTTTTCTCTAGTCGTAGACTTGCTGCCATTAATTGGTCGTCCATCTTCGTCGCGCAAATCAAACAACTCGATTGGGGAAAAAAGTCCACGATCCTTGAGCGCCTTTGCTATTTTTGACTCGTTACTTCTACTTAGAATTTCTACGACAAGAGCTTTGAGATCTGATAATTGAATTGAGGACTTTCGGTCAGAATCATTAATGCCGTTAGCTTTTTCTTTCTGAATTGCTGTTTCTATCTGTTGCAGTAGAATTTGCATTCCGCCAAAAGTGGAAAATAAGTTAGTTAAAAGCGATCTGAGTTGATCATCAGTTTCCACCCAATCATCAGCGCTGACAGCATCTTCTGCGGAAGCTATCAGTAATGCAGCCCATTCTCCATGCCTATCGAATCCGCGTCCGGTTGAAAGGTGTTCAGTAGCATCATGTACACCAAGTTCAATTGGGTTAAATACGGATTCAAGCATAATATCAATAACCGTACGTGGTTCATTTATTTTTCGTGATATCTTAAGTGCCCTTAACAGTTCTCCTAGTGGACTATTTCCTTTTTCTGCATCTTTCCTAGCTGCTTCAGAAACTTCAAATGATGGACCAATGCGGTTTTCACCATAAAGAATATCCCAAAGATTTTCAGCCCATAGTTCTTCTCTATTTTCACGAATCTCTAATATATCCGCAAAAGGATCAGAAGTCGTGCCCGCACTGTCATAAATATATGGCAATAAATACGAGACAACATCACGTATTTCATCTACCGATGGTGCTTCAACACTTCCCCAATTGCGGTCACTTTCAGAATAGTTAACAAACAGTGGGTGCGGAGAAAAGGTAATAGTTGGAACCCCATTTGAACTTATGGAGATGCTTGCTGATTGTAAAAAATCAATTGCTTGCTGCCTTGACATTCCTTGGTGCACCCAGCGTGGTAATGATTCGTCATTCAGAATTTGAAGAGCAAGATTTAGGTTTTTTATACTATTCCTCAACTGCTGCCTAGCAATAGTCTTTTCTTCCTGACTCATCTCCAAATCAGTCAAAATGTCTTCCAGGGGACGCTCAACGATGGAGTATCTATCTGTTCTCGACTTGGATCCACCTGCGTGATGTTCTGGGATCTCTTCAGTAATTTTTCTAATGTCACTTCGGGAAATTTCAGTAATTGGTACCGACTGACGGGTGGTTGACTTACTTCCGTTTATTGGCTTTCCGTCAGAATCCCGTGGATCAAGTAACTGCAAAACTTGATCGTACGATAGGTTGCTATCATCCAATTTACGAAGAGCATCTCCTAACTCATTTTTCAATTGGTTCGCCGGTTTTTCAGCACGGCGTAATTGCTCATCAAGCTCTTCTTCTACTCCTCTTCGTTTTAGTTTGTTTTGTATAATCTCATCAATTCCAAAATATGTGTTTATTTGCTTATATAGTTCAAATTCAATGCGTGTAGTATCTATGGCTCGTTTTCTTATTAAATCGAGCATTTTTTGGTTTTTGCTGTTTCTTGTTAGTGTATTTTGGTTGAAATTTATGCGATACCACCCATCACGAGTTAACATTCCAGCCAGAAACGCCGCCCATTCACCATGGCGATCAAATCCTCGACCTTGTTCAAAGTGCTCAAATGTGTCATGGCCACGTTTGTCGTCAGCATAAAATCTTCCAGTAAGCAAGTTTTTGACGATGTAAGGTATCTGCATACCTTCGTTAAAATTCCTATTTAAATAATTTTTACCGAATATGAGACTTCCTGTTTCGGTTTCGGTCAATAATTTCTCTAAGAAATACGTATCTGGATCTTCGCCAATATCAATCATGTACTGATCTTGCATTTGAGGAACAGAAGTCCTGTTGATTCCCGTGCGTTCTTCAAATCTTTTCCATTTTTCATTGAAAAAGAACGCAATTGCGCCCTGTGGGTCACTTTCCTCAGTAATGCTATCTTCAAATTCAAATAAATCATCGAGGTCAATATCGTCGTAGTCGCCGTCTCCGGCTCGATTAACTGATTCAATAAAGTTGCGAATCTGATCTACACTTAGCGCTTCAACTGTAGCCCAATTGCGATCATCGCCCCTCTCATTGTCGCCCATCTCATTAAGGACATTTTGGACGTATGTTAGTTCCGGTTCATCGGACAATGTTATTCTGTCAAATGTTATAACAGGAATACCATTTGACGACATAGACAATTTGATAGAGTCAATAATTGATAGAGATTCCTCACGGGTCATAAGTGGATGCATGTACTCCGGAACATCTGGATTCGAAAGAATTTTCCGAAGTCTTTTTAGCTTATTAACTCCACTAATCAGATCTTCTTCTCCGGACGCAAGCAGTACTTCCCTGGCCACCTCACGCTCCCCCTGACTCATTTCCAAGTCAGTCAAAATATCTTCCAGTGGACGCTCGGCAATAGAGTATCTATCCGTGCGTGAT